TTAGCCGGTAGCCTTCGCGGTCGTCGGGAGCTGCAACTCCTGGCGAACCGTTATATCTGTGCCGGTTTTTGTGCCGTCCCTGTTTGGCACGTACCCCAGATAAATCTCCGTCGTCTTCACGCTGCTGTGCCCCAGATGCTTGGACAGCGCGTAGATGTCCCAGCCGTTCTGAAGCGCCCGCACCGCAAAGCCGTGCCGCAAATCGTGGCACCGAAAGGGCCGGAAAGCCGTGCCGGCTTTCTGTGCCGACTTCACCATCTGAGCAAACCGGGCGCTGACGTTCAGATACCGGCTGCCCTCGTCGTGCCAGAACACAAACTCCGATCCCAGGAAGCGGGGCAGGGCGTCCAGCATCTGCACCAGCGGCTGGTCCAGCCGAATCGTGCGCGGCCGGCTGGTCTTCGTCTTGGTGAAGGTGACGGTGCCAGCCTTCAGGTTGACCTGAGACCACGTCAGCCCCGCGGCCTCCTCCTGGCGGCAGCCGGTGCCGTCGAGAAAGCGGACCATGTGCGCAAACCGGCCCGGGCAGCGGGCAATGACCGCCTCCACGTCCATCCGCTCCGGCGGGTTGATCGGATCACGGCGCTCCCGCGTCATGCGACGGTTGAAGTCACGGGCGGGGTTCGATTCGCATGCTCCCCACTCCAGGGCCGCGCCGACGACGGCCGACACCGCGGTCAGATCGCGGTTGATCGTCGCGTTGGAGGCGCCGGCCTTCCGCCGGGCGCTCACCAAGTCGCCGATCGTCTTCCGGGTGATCTGGTCGATGTAGAGCCCTTCCAGGTGCGGACCGCACTGGTTCAGGCTGACGGTGTAGCGTTTCAGCGTTCCAGACTTCACCGCGTGCGGCCCGACCTCCGTCAGGTACCGCACGACGGCAGCCTTCCAGCTCAGCCGCGACTCGCCGAAGTGGACGGCTGCGGTGAGTTCCGTCTTGAACTGCGCGAAGCGCCGCTCGGCTTCCTTCCGATCAGCCGTTCGTAAACTTCGTCGATGCTCGGTCCCGCCGGCTTGAATGCGGCACCACCAGACGGTGCCACGTTTGTAGAGATTGGACGGCATGTTGCTTTCACCTCTTGGTCTTTGATCCAGCGCCGGAGCTGATCGGGGTCGAACGTCCAGCGCCCGCCGAGCATGGCGGCGCCAGGGACCTTTCCGCCAGAGGCCAGATATTGAACGGTGCGAATCGATAGGCCGGTGATCTCTGCGGCGCGGGCTGACTGGATCCGCTCGGGGTCGGCCATGGCTCACCTCACCAGCAGGGGCTGCACCAGCCCGTCGCGATAGACCAGATCGAGCGGCACATCGCCTGTCGGCTCGTCGCCGTCCCAGCCCTGGGGCCACGTCTTGGCGGCGATCAGCTCCCAGATGCGCGCCTCTTCCTCAGCGTTCAGCAGGTCGACCGTCGGGCGGCCAAGCCGGGCGGCGGCCTCGTTGCACCGCCCTTGGATGTCGAGCACCCGCTCCAGCGCCATTCGCCGACCGTCCAGCGTGATCGGCCCCATGCGCTGCTTGTTCTTGCCGGCGGCAATGTTGCCAGCCTCGTCCATCCCGGTCTTGCGGAGCCGCCACTTCGGTTTGCGCAGCTCGCGATAGACGAGCGGCTTCAAGTCGGCCAGCGGCCGGAGATAGGCCCAGCGGGGGGAACGCAGCACCGTCTCGAGCGCCAGGTCGCGGCTGGCCAGTGGGCAGCCGATGCAGCCGGTCCGGGCGTTGACCTCCTCGGCCTCGTCCCCGCCGTAGGCATCCGCCACGTCGGCCGTTGCCCAGCCCAGCGCCGGGGCCTCGAACATGAGCCAGTCCCAAACCTGACAGACCCGCCAGTGCAGGATCGGTGCGAGGGTGGCGATGCGGCCGCGGATGCCGGCGGCGTCGGGCAGCACTTCCTGGTACCAACCCTGACCGCACTCGGCGCCGTCCTTGCCGCAGCTGACGGCGATGCGGGCATCGCGTGCCGCGGACTCGCCGATCCGGACGCCGGTCAGCATCAGGATGGTGCCGGGCACCTTCTCCAGCAGCTCGGCCAGCACCGCCTGCATCGGCTCGACCTTGATCTGGCGCGTGCACCAGCGGAAGGAGTTGGAGGGCGGCGGGACGCCCCGGCCCAGCATGTTGACCATCATGCGCAGGTCCATCGGAGCCACAGCGACACGGACGTCGACGCCTCGCGCCCGCAGCTGCTCCATGATCCGCGAAGCGGCGAAGGCCAGCGGGATCAGTTCCATGCGGGTGTCGGCGTAGCAGACGGTCAGCGACTTCGGCGCCGACACCCGGCCGATCTCGATCAGGTGCATGATGAGGGTCAGGGTAGCGGTGGAGTCCTTGCCGCCGCTGTAGGCGATGGCCCAGTGCTCGTGCTGCGGACCGTAGGCCTGGAGGCTCTGGACCGTCAGGTCGATGGCCTCGGGCAGGGTGGTCCGCATGTCCTCGAAGAGGGTGGGCTGGGCACGGCTCATGAGCGCGACTCCCACCGGATCAGCACTCCGCTGAAGTCGCTCACCTCGGCATGCTCCGCAGCCCAGAAGGCGCACAGGTCCGGCCAGTTCGCAAAGCCGTCGAAGCGGGCGAACAGGTCCAGCCCCGCATCATCGGTGATGGTGGGCTCACCCCCGATCTCCACGGACGGCGAGCGACCGAGCAGCAGGCGCACCGGCGCCACGGCGATGCAAGTGGTCCTGCCCAGCAGCTGGCACGAGCGCGTGCGCATGCCGGTGTAGAGCTGCAGTTCCTCGCCGGGCCGAGCATGGCGCTTCCGGTCGGCACGGATGGTCTGGCGCTTCATGCCGACAACCAGCGGGCCCGGCTGCAGGCCTGCAATGATCGGAGGGGCGAAGCGCTTCTTGAAGCTGTAGGCGACCATGCTCTACCTCACATTCAACGCGATCACCTCTGCCGGCATATCGCGGCGAAGTGAAAGCGGATGACGCGCTAATAGCGAATTTCTATGATCCGCGAGTTCAACTCCGGGGAGCGCCTGATGACCTTTGGGAACTTCGTCCGCGGCCGCACTTACAACCGTCGCCGTGACCTTCACGAGCCCTACGGTGGTCAGCGCCAAAGCGGAATCATCATGCCATCCAAGTATCCGGTCATCTTCGCCATGACCGGCGAAAGTGGCCTTCAGCATGGCTATCACGATGGCTGGACCGCCGATGGCCAGGTGTTCCGCTACTTCGGTGAAGGTCAGAAGGGCGATATGACCTTCACTGGTGGCAATAAAGCGATCCGCGATCATGTCGCTGATGGAGAGGATCTGCTCCTTTTCCAGAAGCAAGATCGAACCGGGCTGCTGCGCTTCCTTGGTGAGTTCGTTTGCGAGAATACCACCAGGGAACCGGCGCCCGACCGTCTCGGGAAAATGAGGAGCGCGATCGTCTTCCACCTGGTGCCTGTCGAGGCGATCGCCGAGGCCGAAGCGGCGGAGCCCTATGCAAATCAAGCTGAGGGCGGGCTCGATCTGGCTGCTCTCCGCCGCGCTGCCGTGGCCGCTGCGAACACCGGCGATGAGGAGCCGGCCGAGGGCGCCCGCCGGCGCATCTACCAGCGCAGCCAGGCGGTCCGTCGGTATGTCCTTGCCCGGGCAGCTGGGGTCTGCGAGTGCTGCGGGGAGGCAGCTCCATTCCTTCGCTTGAATGGCCAGCCATACCTGGAGCCGCACCACATCCGCCGGGTGAGCGACGGTGGACCCGACGATCCCCGGTATGTCGCCGGCATCTGTCCTACTTGCCATCGACGGATCCATCATGGTGTTGATGGTCAGGCGGTGAACAAGCGCCTCGGTGAAATCATCCGCCAGAAGGAGCCCGTGCAGAAGATCGGCAGCCATGGCGCCCGTCGGCTGGAGCGGGAGCTCGTATAGGGCAACTGGGCGCCCGATGCTGGGCATCTTGATCATCGGTCATCGCTCCGTCGCCAGCTGGTCGAAGAACTCATCCTGGTCCAGGCCGGCCATCTCGGCGGCGAGCGCGTAGGCGGCGCCGTCCGGCAGGTCGAGGTCGTCGGCGATCTCCAGTGCCTCGCTGGCGCTGAGCCCCGCCTCCTTTCGGCCGATGGTGGCGCGCCGCTCCTGGCGGCGCTGGTAGCTGCGGCTGCGGCGGGCCATCACGCGGCCTCCTTCCGGCTCTTCTCGGCCATCACCTCGCCCAGCGGCCGGGCGATGCCGCCGTCGATCCAGTAAGCCCGGCCCATGCCGCGCGCATCCAGGTCTGGCACGACATCGGGCGCGGAGAAGGTCATGCCGATCAGCGCGCCCATGCCGGCACCGCGCAGCATCTTCAGCAGCCCGCCGCGGCCCTTCTGGTCGAGCACGTCGGCGCCGTCGAGGATGACCAGTTCGCAACCTTGCACCTGGGCGAGCGCAACCTGCAGCGTGGTGTAGACTCGGAACTGATCGGAGGACAGCTGCGGCCCCAGCCCGGCCAACTGCTCGTAGGGCCGGCCGCCATAGGTGACGCCCATGTCCGGCTCGATGCGGACATCTCCCCAACCGGCCGCCTCGCACAGGCTGCGCAGCGGCCCACCGTTGAAGGTGTCCAGCACCTTCACCAGCTTCGCCTGCCGCAGACCGGCCGGAGCCATGATCGCCTGCATGGCGAGGTTCACCGCCAGCAGGTTGACGACGCGGTCTGCATCCTCCTTCGCCTTCAGCGCGCGGTGGCGGGCCTCGGCGGTGGAGACGCGGGCGCGGAGGGCCTCGACATCGTCGCCCGGCTGGCCGCCGGATGCCTTCTTCCGCAGTTCGGTCAGCTGCCGCTCCGCCTGCTGCGCCGCCTGATAAGCCCGTTGCGCGTCGGTGGCGAGCCGCTCGGCGGTGTCCCGCTCGCCCTTCAGCCGGGACAGCTTGCCGTCGGCTGCCGCGATGGCGTCGCGCCTCTTCTTCAGTTCGTCGTCGCCGATCTGCTCGGCCTGCACGAGCTTCTGGTCGGCGCCCATGTTGTGGGACAGCTGGAGCGCAGCGTTGCAGCATGGGCAGGTGAGGCCCTTCGCCTGGGCGGCCGGCGGCAGGGCGTCCCGCTCCCGCTGGGCGGTGCCGTAGGCGGTAGCCGCCCTGGTTGCGACCATCTGCGCCTCGATGGAGCGCTCCTTCAACTCGTCGATCTCGGCGCAGGCGACAGTCAGCCGGTCCAACTCGGCCTGACCGACGGCCGCCGCGGCGACGGCACGCTCCAACTCCTGTTGCGCCTCGCCCATCTCGGCCTGCAGGTCGTCCAGCGACGCGCCGTCGAGATCGTCGGTCCAGCCATCCGGCCGCCACGTCCGCACCTTCTCGGTACCGAACCGCTGGCCAGTCGCCTGCTCCCATTGCCCCTTCAGCCGGGCGCCCTTGTCGGAGACCTCGGCCGCCTTGGCGTCCCAGCCCTTGCCCTCGATATCGGCCCAGACCTGGGCGGCGATGGCCTCGCTGATCGAGGCGTCGGCGCAGGCGGCGACGAAGTCGGCGCGGTCAGGCGCCGTCTTCAGCAGGTCAGCCAGCAGCTTCGCCCGGTCCTTGGCGGACAGGTCGAGCAGGCTGGTCAGGCCGGCGGCGATGGGCGTCACCTTCGGCGGCTGGCCGGTGGTGTTGGCCTCGCATTTCGGCCAGGTCGCACCGGCGGTCCAGTCGGCGCCCTGCACCGCAGCGGTGGCGGTGCTGGCGCCGGCCCGCACCAGCGCCTTCGCGTCCTTCTTCGGCAGACCGAACTGCAGCTGGCCGGTCAGCGCGGCGGCGGTCGCCTTCAGCACGCTCGACTTGCCCTGGGCGTTCTTGCCGGTGACCAGCACCAGCCCGCCGGCGAGGAGGTCGGCGCGCTCGACCACCTGGAAATCACGGATCCTGATCTGCATGGGGGAAATCCTTCGATGGGCTGGCGGTCAGGTGGCGGCGAACAGGTCTTCGTCATCGTCCGACGTGCTGGCGGTGCGGGTGTCAGTCGGCTCGTCATGCACTTCGCCGGTCTCCGGATCGTGCGGGGTGGGGGTCGGAGCCGGCTTCGGCTCGGGCTTGGGCTCCGCCTTCAGTTTGGCGGGCTGCTTCGGCTCGGCCTTGCCCTTGGGCGCGGCGGGCGGCGGGGGCGGAGCCTCGTCGCCCTCGGGGGCCAGCAGCCCCAGCCCCTTGCAGGCGTTGACGAAGCCCGGCAGGCCACTCTCGCGCGCCACCTCGGACAGGCCGCTGATCTGGTTCCAGTCGAGCGCCGCGATGGCTTCGCGCGTGATCGGCAGTCCGTTCCGGGCAGCGAAGGTCATGATGCCGTTGCGCTTCACGTCGATGGCGCCCTCGGTCATGTCCTTGTTGCCGCCGAGCCGCAGGCATTCCTCTTTGAACTTCGCCTGCACATCCTGCGGGACCAGCGCCAGCACCGCGTTCCGGTAGGCCTTCGACTGGGCGATGATGTCGTAGTGGGGGCGCTGGTAGGTCGTGCCGTTCTGGCGCTTTTCCGTCCGGGACTCGGTCTTTTCCGCCTGGAAGCTGTTGCCGGTCTTGATGCAGGAGATCTCGACGATGGCGGTGAAGTAGTCGTCTTCCTCGCGCAACTCCGGCAGCACGGACGTCGTCACCTGCATCGGCCGGTCGCCGTCCGGGTAGGACCGGAAGATGTGGAGCGCGCCGCGCTTCTCGACGCTGGCGATCAGCTTGTGCTTCAGGCCACCGTACTGGCGGGCGAGGTGCTTGGCGCCGACGACCGAGATGCCGGCGGTGGTCTTGCCGCTGATCTGGAAGCTGTAGACGAAGGCGCCGGACATCGTGCCGTGCAGGATCTCGTCCGACACCAGCTTGTCGTCGGCGCTGTCCATCACATGGATCAGGTCGATGTCGATCCCGCCGCGCTGAACGGTGGCGGCGACGACGTCATCCAGGATGCTCTTGCCGGGCGCACGGGCGGCGGCGAGCTGCGGGCGGTTCATGCTGGCGCCCAGGGCTGCGGTGGACATAGTCTGGTTCACTCCTCGATGGCGGCGTGTTCGCGGCAGAAGGCGGTCCCGTGAGCCGGGCACCATTTCGCTGAGCAGAGTTTGGAAGAGGGGTTGGCGACGAACGCCCAGGGGTCGCCGGGCAGCAGGTGCCGCTCCGGATCGCCGTGGCGGAAGGTGGTCAGGTCGCCCTCGATGTGGCGCAGCACGTTGACCGCGGCCGTCTCGGCGGTGGCGACGTCGTAGCGGTGGACCGCGGCGTCGGGCTGCGGCTTCTTCAGCGGCACGCGTTGAATCCAGTCCACGCACGCCTCCGTCACCTCGATCCCGTTGGACCGGGCCAGCAGGCTGTAGGAGCCGATCTGCGGTGCGTGGCAGCCCATCGTCTTGCCGCCCTTGAGGTCGCGGATGCGGCCGGGCTCGCGGGCGATGACGTCGGACTGGCCGGACAGGATGATGTCGGGCGTGACCTGCGCCTCCAGCCGCTCCTCCACGATCAGGGGCTGAACGTCGGGGGCGATCTGGTGCCGGTAGACCAGCACCATGCGCTTGGCTTGCTGCTCGGCCTCGTTCAGCGCCGGGGTCTCGCGGTCATAGGTGATGCCCGGCTCGGCGGCGCGGCGCAGCTCCTCGATGGCGGCGTCGGTGGCAACGTCGACCGGCGGCAGGCTGCCGGTGGCGGCCTTCTCCTTCAGGATCAGCGCCGCGGCGGCATGCACCCCGGTGCCGACGGCGGCACCGACGTTGGAGGGCAGGTCGCGCAACTCGAAGCCGGCGGCTTCAATCTCGCGGAGGAACAGCTTGGCGGCGGCGCGGCGCGGGCAATCGGGATAGCCGGAGAGGGAGGAGGAACGGACGACGGTGGGCGCGCGGGAGGGAGCGTTCATTTCAAACGGCCTCCGCCAGATCGACGCTGGCCGACATCTGCGCCGACGGGGCGCTGCGCTCCTGGATCGCGAACCAAACCGCCTTGACGCCCATCACGTCGATCATGGCGTTGTGGGCGCCCGACAGCGGCTTACCGGTGAAGAACTCGTAGGCCTCGCGGAGGTTGGCGCTCTTGTGGTGGTTCCGACCGGCCGCCTTCATCTTCTCGGTCGGCGGCAGCTTCAGGATCGGCGTGGATAGGACCTGGGTGCATTTCGCCGGTCCGTTCTTCCACTCGTCCGGATCGCAGATGCCGGCGAAGCGCTTGAAGCCGATCCGCAGAATGCGGGCGTCGAAGCTCTCGTTATGGGCGATGCGGAGGTTGGCGCGGCGCCACAGGGCCTCGAAGGCGGAGAGCGCCACAAGCTCCGGCACGCCCCCGGCTTCGGCTCGCTCCATGGTGATGCCGGTCAGCTGCTGCAGATCGGGCGGGATGGTCCAGCCGTCGGGGCGAACCAACAGGTCGAGACTGGCGAGCTTATTGCCGGCTTCGTCCGTCAGCAGCGCGGCGAGCTGGGTGATATGTGGCTGGTGGTCGGCGTCCGATGGCGCCTTGAAGTCAGGCAGGCCGGTGGTTTCGGTGTCGTAGAAGAGCAGCGTCTTCATGGGGCGGGCGTCTCCTGGGTCCAGCGCGTCTCATGCGCGCCGACGATGGCGTCGAGTTCGGCCTGTTCAGCCGGGGTGAGGCGCTCCAGCACGCCGACCATCAGCTCGGCGAGGCGGTTGTGCTGGGCGGCGGAATCGGAGGAGATGCCGGTGATCAGCAGCACGCGGCCGTGGAGGTGAATCAGCGTGCCGAAGGCGGTCTCGTCCGACGGGGTGATGGCGAAGGGGCTGGCCATGTCAGGCGGCCTCCTCGTCCAGCGCCGGTTCCAGCACCGGCTCCGGAATGGCAATGCGGTGGCGCAGCAGAACGGCGCGGATGGCGGGTGTGAGTTCGTGGCCGCCGGCGGCAGCGGCGCTGTCCAGCAGAGGATCCAGGTCGGCGACCGCGCGCAGAGCCGATTTGACATCGGGAGCCACGCCGATCAGGGAGCCACTCGGCAGATGGTCGATGACGATGCGGCGAGGCGACCGCTCGCGACGGATGCCGCAGCTCTGCCAGACCCAGCCGCGGACCCGGCGGGAGCCTTCGGTGGTGGTGATCTGGTAGGGCAGGACCGTCAGCTCGTCGCGGCCGGTCACCCGGGTGTTGAGGGCGGTTGCCATTGGCTTCACTCCGCAGCGGCCGGCAGGCGCCGGCGGGATTGGAAATCGACGAGCTCCGACACGGCGGCCTGCCAGCTGGCGAAGGCCTGCGTCAGCGTCCGGAGCTGGTAGGGCTGGAGGCTTCCGTCGCGCAGCCGCAGACGGGCGGCGTCGAGCGCCTGGCGGTAGAGGTCGGCCGTCACGTCGCGCCGCACCTGGAGGTCCAGCAGCCGGAGTGCGTCGGCGCCGTGCTCGATGGCGTAAACCGCACGTCGGAACTGCCGGTTGGGCAGGCCGCGGGCGTGCAGGTCGTCCAGCTGAGCGGAGGTGACGTGTCGGGGCACCGGTCAGCCTCCGAGCATTATGGTGCCCAGCACCATCAAGGTGAGCAGGAGGGCGACGCATTCGACGACGAAGCGGCCAGCCTTGCGCATGGAGATGACGGCCGAGGGGGTGATGTTGGGGCGCATTCGGAATGCTCCGCTGATGCGGTGGAATGGGGTGAGAGGCGCCGGCTTCCATCCTCCGCGCCGGTGCCGGCCACATGCTCGCCACTGGTTCCGCCCTGGGCGGGGTCCCGGCTCGCTGACACACCGCGGCGCCTCTCTACGGCCTCAAGCCCCACCCATCGCTGGGTAAGGGGCTGAGAGGTGGCAGGCGCCCCGCCAGAAGCGCCTGCCGATGTCCCACTCCTGCCGAGATGTCCTTTCATCGTTGGTTGCGGTGGGGGCGAGAGGCCCAGCTGTGGCCGGGAAAGCCACGCGGTTGGGGGAGCGTTGCGGGGCCTCTTACTGGCTCAAGCCGGCTGGGGTCACCCATGCCGGCCGGTGTCGGAATTAGCGGAGCGTCACCCCGCCATCAGGTCCAGGCGCTTGCCGTGCCAGCGGTCGGCGATGCGGCGCCAGAAGCTGGCCTCGCGCTCGTTGCCGGTCTCGACCGCCTCGTCGGCGGACCGCTCGGCGAAGCCCTGCGCGTTGTCCACGCCGCGCAGGCCGTCGGCGGTCAGGGTGTCGGTGACGATCAGGCGGGGAGGCATTTGCGGGCTCCGGCGGGGCGGTGTGGAATCACCCTATTGCGGAGAAATATCCGCGTCAACTATTTTATGCGGATCATTATCCGCATTACTGATGCGGCTGTGCCTGCCATAATCAGGTTGCGGTGAACGATGGGCGTTCGCGTCTTGGTGGGGAGGGTGAGATGCGTGTCTTAGGCGCGGTGGTCTCGTCGGCGTTCGCACTTACCCTGTGCGGAGCGGTTCATGCGCAGACTTTCAAAACAGGGAATTGGGTAGGCTCCGTCCATTGGCAGAAGGACGGTTCTTTTTCACATTGCGCGATCTCGTCGACTTACAATAGTGGGACTTCGTTGCTGTTTATGGTGGACTCGACGCTGAACTGGCGCGTCGGGTTCGCTAACTCTCAATGGAAGCTCACGCCGGGCGCGCGTATAAATCTGCAATACTGGGTCGACGGTGCCGCAACGCGATCCTCTTCAGCTATTGTCGTGTCGGAAGGTCTTGCTGTTATCGACCTCCCGCCAGATCGGGGCGTCTTTGATTTGTTCAGGCGGGGGAACCGGCTTACCGCAGCTGTGCCAAACGGCCCTCAGTTGGTGTTTATGCTGACTGGCACATCAGCCGGGTTGCAAATGATCTTGGATTGCGCCGAGGCGCGTGGACAGTACCCGCGCCTTACAAATGCATTTCAGTCTGCGCCTCCCTTGGCTCCCCCAATGCAGGCAGGCACCGCAACACCTCAATCGACACCATCGCAAACGTCCGCGGCAATCGATCGCAAGCTGGAAGCTATGCGCATCGTTGCGAACGTCATAGCGCCGGTTGGGCTGGAAGGTTTCCGCGTCTTGAGCGCCGACGAGATACGCGAAGCCGGATTGCGACATGACGCAGTGTGGGCAGCAAAAGGCGTTCTTGGAATGCTTGATGTCTATCCTGGGGAAAGGAAGGAAACCTTAGAACAGGTCGCTTCGAAACTGATTTCAGATGACGGCTCGGTGTGCAAAGGGGAGTTCTTGAGCGGAAGCACGCCAGACCCCGCATCAAATGGGAAGATCCGACGCGTGTATGCTCAGTGCCGTCCTGCTGGTGCCGAGACGATCAATACCTTCTATACGGTGGCCGCTAGGCCAGACGGCGGCATTATTCAGATAAGTCTGTACAGCAGGGGTTCCGATGAGCCAGCTCGCTCGGCTGAAACGCAGCTCCGCAGTGCCGTCTTTAAAGGCATGTAGCTCATGGCCTCGTTCCCAGCTTGAATAGCCACCTTAGGCACGCCAAGCCATAGGGAGATGTGCAGGCAGTATCAGAAGATCTGCAAAACTACTATTCAGAGATTAGGGCCTTAAGAATCAAGATTGGATATAATCATGGCAACTTGGGTTAATGGATATTATAGAAAAGACGGCACTTATGTTAAGGGGTATTGGCGTGATGATGGCCACACAACAACCACAACAAGCACAGTCACCACGTCACCAACCACGACAACATCGGTCACGAGTGCTCCATCCACTACGAATGTAACCTCGACGCCACTTGTTCTGGTGAGCGGCTACTATAAAGCTGACGGCACGTATGTGGAAAGTTATTGGCGGACCGTTGCTAACGATACCGTCACCGACAACCTGAGTTATAACGGAAATACTGTAAATTCTGGAAGAGTGCCCGCTCCACCCAGAAGCAATTCAGTTTCTCCCATTATTTCCACCGCTCCAGCAAGCGGCGGAGTTGTCCTTGGTGGGAGCGCTGGTGACAATATATCCGGCTCTCTCGGCAACGATTACCTGTTTGGGTATGAAGGTGACGACACGCTCTATGGCGGCAGTGGTTTGAATTACATTGATGGCGGAGAGGGCAACGATACGCTTGTGCGAAGCGTTTCGAAGTCTTCAGCGACAGCTATCAACTACAATGGCTTCGTCTACGTCGGCGACTCCGCCGGATACGACAAGACCACCGGCATCGAGTACATCCGATTTTCGGACCAAACCGTTTCGGCCGCCACCATTGCGCCGCCCTTCGATCCGCTGGCCTATTTGGCGGCCAATCGCGATCTAGCTGCCGCATTCGGGACCAATGGCGAGGCGGCCTTGGGCCACTACCTGACCGTGGGCGGGAGGGAGCGGAGATCGACGACGTTCAACGTTGATGGCTATCTGGCCGTGAATTCCGATCTCGCCACTGCCTTCGGGGGGAACACGATGGCGGCCACCCAACACTACATTACGACAGGGCGGCTGGAAGGGCGTAGCACGTCCTTCAACGCGATGAGCTACATCGCCGCGAATCCGGACCTGATCGCGGCATTTGGCACCAACACCACTGCGGCCGCTCTCCATTACGCTACTGCCGGGCGCCTGGAGAACCGGGCGACTACGTTCAACGCCACGGCCTATCTGTCGCGCAATCCGGATGTGCAGCGCGCCCTCGGCACCAGCGAGTTGGCTGCCGCGACGCACTACGTCACAAACGGCTATCGGGAGGGCAGGTCGGCGGCGCCGCTGGCCTCAACAAGCACTCGCTCCGCGATGGGGCTGGAGCCTGCCCAGCAGAGCACAACGCTCGCTGCCGGTTGGTAATCCGGCTCTCGGTGAAGATGGAGGATGCAATGGCGGCGCGTCTGGGGTTCGTCCTCCATCTTGCCGGCTGCGGAGCGTCGCTGTTGCTGCTGATCGCCGGGCTTGAGGCCGCCCTGGACATGTCTGTAGCCGATGCTGCGCCTGTCGCGTGGGCGCTTGCCGCAGCTGCTGGGGCAACTTGGCTATCGGGCTGGGCGGCGCTCTATGTGCTGGCCGGCCGGTAGGAGCTGTCATGATCAACAACCTGCGAACCGCCTGCTCACCCGTCTTTGTCGTCGCGACCTTCCTGCTGATCGCCGGCGCCGCGTCAGCGCGCGATGCCCGTCCTTCCGACGACGAGGTGCGCCAACGGATCATCGCGGAGTCGATCTCCGCGTACCCGGGCAACTGTGCCTGCCCCTACAGCACGATGCGGAACGGGCATCGGTGCGGCGGCCGGAGCGCCTACAGCAAGCCAGGTGGTCGGGCGCCGATCTGCTACGCCGATGACGTGACAGAAGCCATGGTGGTGCGGTGGCGGCGGGTACATGGAGAGCGGCCATGAATTGGTAGATAAGAACGTATCAAAATGAGCAATATGCAGTTTCACAAAAATAGAAGCTGTATGCTTAAGTTTATTTTTTTGCTGAGTAGCAAGGATCGAAAGATGCAGATATCAGATGAAGCCTTAAAGCAAGCAAGAAAGTATGGAGAAGATAATAACGCAGATATTTATCTCTTCAACGGACCTGTTGGAGAGTCGGCTTATGGATCGTTTTTTCAAGCAATTCCAAAGCAAGGGGTTAAAGACACTGCAATATTAATTATCGCCACCTATGGCGGTGTAGCTAATTCTGCTTATCGCATAAGCAGATTGTTTCAAAGTATGTACAGCAAATTTCACATTGTCATACCAAGCGCCTGCAAAAGCGCCGGAACTCTCATTACTATTGGTGCACATAAGATAATAATGTCGTCATTTGCTGAGCTAGGTCCGTTGGATGTTCAGCTTTATAAAGCTGATGAAATTGGCGAGAGGAGATCTGGGCTAATTGCTAGATCAGCACTGACCAGCCTAAACGAACAAGCATTTCAATTGTTCGAAGAAATCATGATTGGTATTAAGAATAGGAGCATGGGTTCTGTCCGTTTCAAAATGGCATCTGAACTCGCATCTCAGATGTCAACCGGACTTCTTGCTCCTATCTATGGGCAGATCAACCCCGTCAGTGTCGGTGAAGATCACCGAGATTTAATGGTTGCATACGAATATGGAGAGCGGTTAGCTAAAATCTCAGGCAATACGAAGTCAGACGCCGTCCGTAAGCTCGTACATGACTATCCGTCTCACGATTTCGTGATTGATTTCGACGAGGCAGGTACGCTGTTCGAGACGGTTGAACCGCCAGACAGCGACCTATATAAGCTGTTTGCCGTTCTAGGAGAAGCAGCTTTCTCACCACGCAGTAAGTCTGCTATCGTAAAGTTACTTTCTGCCCCTACCAAAGCCGCTTCTAAGGCTTCTGTGACCAAAGATGGAGACCAGAGTGAAGACACCGCAACGCAAGGCAAAGCCTCAAAAGACGGCGCCGGCTCAAGCGGCGACTCCGTCAATGGTGAACCAGTGGCTAATCCACAGCGAGAGCATCGGCCAAGCGATCAAGGGGCGCGATCTAGAAATAGAGGTGGATCTGGACGAGGAGACAAATCCGTCCAAGCGCCCGATGCGGAGCACGATACGCAGGTCGTCTAGCTCGCAGCTTCAGCCGAGTTATTATGCTGAGTGAATGTTAGAAAGAAAAAGCCGCCGGATAGTCCGGCGGCTTTTTCATATGTTGAGACTTCAACGCGCTTTTAACGCATTCAGAAAATTACTCTTTGCCGATCCTAAAAAATTATTGCGCACCTATTGCATTGAAGCGTTCTTGCGCCCTTCGTCAGCCAAACGGGTTCTCCACCTCGTCGGCAGGCTTCGGCGGCTCGATCCGATCCGGCAGGCCCTTGTCCGCCTCCAGCGCCGCCACTGCTGCGTCAACCAGCGCCTTCAGCTTCCGGGCAGCCGCCAGTCCAGCTTTGTCTCGCGTGATGTCCAGGGTGCCGTAGACCGCGATCTTGTCGGTCCCGTTCTCGACGGTCAGGCCACCGATACCGATGCTGTCGGCGTCGTTGGCGAAGGGCTTGATGGTCGTCATGGTGATCCTCGTCAGCGCAGGAGTTGCCGCAGATAGTCCAACACGCCCTTCTCCGGTATCGGCTCGGCCTGGGCGGCAGTCTTGCCCTTACCGCGTAGTTTCGGCTGCGGCAGGTCGAGCATCGCCGCCTTCGTTGCCGTGGGCAATCCGGGGAAGGGGTCGATGCCGGCGACCTGCGTCAGCTCGGCGATCGACACCCGCTGGTAGCCGGCATCCTCCTGGTTCGCAGCGAGGTAGGCCGCGGCCTTCTTCTGGCGAGGGTCGTACACCGCCTTGAAGACGTGGCTCGGGACCAGCACGCGCCCACCGATCCGCTTCAGGTTCTGGCCTTGGAAGATTGCCCCGGTGACGACATAGACCTCGCCTTGCCGGCGAGTCAGATCACGCGTCGCGGATTCGATCCCTTCCCAGATGCCCCTGTTCAGTGCGCCGGCCTGCGGCACCATGTTGGCGAGGCTGAAGCTCTCGTTCTGCGACCGTGCGTCTGGCATGTCGCCGCTCGGCGCCATGTGCCCGCGGTCGTAGCCGGATCGCTTGTAGTCGGCCAGTTCGGCGCGCTCATCCGGCGGCAGGCGGCTCTCGGCGTGGAAGGTGTTCTTGCGATCCAGGCCCTGCTGGCGCTCCAGCCGCTCGCGCGTCAGGTGCTCGGCCGCCCAAAGACCAGTCCGCGTCACGCCGGAGTGGAGAAGGCCGTAGCCGCTGTTGCACAGCTCCCGCGTCTTGGCCGCCAGTTTCGCGTTGACGAGATCGGGCGCTTGCCCAGCCGCGAAGTGTTCGGGGCAGGCTGTTTCAGCGGCGAGTGCGGTGACTGGTGCAAGGGCGAGCGCCAGGATGGCGACGGCAAGCTTCATCGGGTTCTCCTGTCCGCGGTCCAGAGTCACGGGCGCGGATCGGCAAGATCGCACGAGGCCGGCAGGCCGCCAAGAGAGGACAGGGGCATTCCGATGGCCGCGCATCCGGTAATAGTTTGACTTTTCAGAAAAATGCGAACTGCATCGTTAGGATGCAACTCGGCGGCTTGCGGAAATGTTTCCTATATGTTCTCTTTTGGGGCGAGTGAGGTGGCCGGGGAGTGGAAGGTGAAGCAGGCGCGGGACGATAGTTGTGGTTCAGCCGATCCACTGGATCAGAAGATGCTTGATCTGTGGGGAAAGCTGGACCGACCGCAGAAGCAGAGAATGCTAAAGCTGATGAAGCGCCTTATTCGTCATCAGGGCGGAGCAGAATCTCCATAATCTCGAGCGCCTTCAGCTTGGTCGTGGCGTTCATCTGCGACAATAGTTCTCGAAACTGCCGGTCGAGATCGTCGTCAGTTTCCGCTGCCGGCTTCTCCTGTGTGGATGACACATTTGCTGCAGCATCCAGCAGGATTGATGCTGGCATTCGAAGAGCCCCAGCGAGCTTAGCCAAGGTGTCCGGCTTAGGAGCATTGCCCCGCCTTATGGTGCGGATAGCATCCGGTTTCAAGCCAGCGGCTTCGCATGCTGCGCGCTCACTCATGTTGTTGAGTTCCGCACGGCGAGAAGCAATCAGCTCCAACAGGGCTTGATATCGGTTCATGCGGATAATATGCCGCAATTCTGCGGATAAGGTCTTGCGGATAGAAATCCGTTGACCGTGCGGAGAAATATCCGCATCATCGCCCCCATGGACTACCGCACCCAACTCATCACGCTCGCCGAAGAGTACGGCCGCAGCACCGGCCTTTCGGAGGCGCGCATTGCCACCCTGGCCCAGAACCAAGGCGTTTTCTTCAAGCGCATTAGGGATGGGAAGGGGTGTTCCGTAGACACCTACCTCAAGGTCAAGGCGTGGTTCGCCGATCATTGGCCCCCCGATCTGAAGTGGCCGGACGGCGTTGATCGTCCGAAAGTCCTGCCCACTTGCCCTTCGCTCGAAAGCCAACGCGTTCGTTCGCCAAGGCGCAAGAGCCCCGCCCACCCCGAAGGGCGGGCCGCCTGATGCCCATGCACCAGTGCGCCCTCTGCCACCTGACCGATGAAACCCGCGCCGTGACCGGCCCGCGCGCTCCCATGCCCTGCGCCTGCAACGTTGGGCTGGTGCAGCCGGTCCGCGTGTCCGCCCCGGCCACCCGCCGCGGCGCCAACGCCTTCGCAGCCCTGGCGGATACGCAGGACGCCTACGTTGTCCGCGTTCCCCTCCCGGTCCCCGCCAAAACCTGATCCCCAAACGCACGAAAGCCGGCCCCGCTTCCTAACGTTGGCCGGCTTTCGAACTGAGGAGAACCGTAAGTGCTGAGCTCCGATTCCTTCTCCCAGAACTACACCGGCGGCGGTGCCGTCGTCCAGTTCACGAAGGGCGAACGCCCCTTCTCCATTCGGCAGAACGCGGACATCCCCGCCACCATTTCCGCCCAAGGCGGTGGTCTCGCGGCCTACGAGCGCGACTATCTGGCCGGCCTGCTGGCGTCCCTGCCGGTCCGCTCGCTCGCTGACATGATCAGCGTGCGCGATGGCGTTGCCACGATCCGCGCCGACGTGCCGCTGCACCTGCTGTCGCTGGAGGATGCCTGCACCCTCCAGGGACTTGCCGCCGGTGGCAGCCTGCCAGTGCCGCCCGGTACCGGACCGGCGCCGCAGACGCGTGTGAAGCCGCGAGCTGCCGCCAAGCCGCTCCCGACGCTGTCCGACCGGCAAAGGAAGGTCCTGAAGCTGCTTTGCGACGGCAAGTCCAACCGTGAGATCGGCGCCGCGTTCAACCTCACCGAAGGAACGGTGAAGGTCCATGTCTCGGCGATCCTCAAGGCGTTGGGCGCGCTGAACCGTACCCAGGCCGTGATGATCGCCCGGCGCGTGCTGGCCGTCGGGGAGGTCTGAGTCATGTTGGGGCGTGATCTTCATAGCGAACAAAATGGCGATGATACGCGTGTCGGTGGAGCCAAAAAGGTGTGGCGCCGCCTGACAATCGCCGGACGGAAAATTGCCGGTGCGCGCCGCGATGCCGCGCAGAAGCTGGCCCGCGAGCTGCGGGACTACTTCAAGGTCAAGCACGGACGGAAAACGTCCGCCTGCATCGCAGACGACTATGCCGTCACCGACCGGCAGGCCCGCCGCTGGCTGGCCAAGGGCCCGACCTTCGACGGCTTCGCCCTGATGCTGGAGCGCGAGCGTGACCGCCTCCTGCACTGGCTGGCCGTCGCCTATTCCGAACGCCGCCGCCGCTTCCGCTGGCGCCGCAATCCCTCCACTTCCCCCACCCCGTAAGGAGGCCACATCGTGGCAAGAGGTCGTCGTTCATCCGGCAGCAAGCCCAGCAAAGCGGAACAGCTCCGCGAGCGCGCCAGGGGCCTGCAGTCTCACCAGTTCTTCGATTTCCTGGACGAGGTGTCCACCAAGCGCCAGGACCTCGCCGACGCCAACACCGAGCACGCCTCGGCCTGGAAGAAGGCCGACGCGCTGGGCATCCACCCCCGCGCCGCCAAGCAGATCGCCCGCCTCGACAAGATGGACGCCGTGAAACGGGCGGACGAACTGCGCAGCTTCGACCAGATGCGTCGCTGGATGGCGGAGCGCTGGGGCGGCCAGCCGGACATCTTCGAACAGGATGCCACGCCGTTGGAGGAGGCTATCGATCGCACCTCCAGCACCGGCGACGAGCCGCAGGCCCTGGGCGATGTCGTCCGCCAGATGGTGGAGGATGCCGGCGAGGATGCCGGTCCGAAGCCGCTCTACGACGTCGCCTCGCCGCCCGATCTGCCCGGCCAGCAGGCCGAGGCCAGTGGTGCCCCGGAAGCCGACTGGGGCGATGACGGCGCCGAAGAGGTCAACCCCGAACTGGACAACGCGGGCTACACCTTCGCCAACGGCCGCACCGCCGGCCGACAGGGGCACGGGCCGGAGGCGAATCCCCACCTGGAGAGCTCCCCCTCCCATGTCATCTGGGAGCGCGGTCGCGTCCAGGGCGCCCTGACCGGAGACACCGACGACGATCTGCTGGAGGCGGTCAGCGGCGAGCCGGAACCGGCTGAGGAGCCGAAGCCGCGTAGCCGTCGCCGTTCCCGTGGCACCGACGCGGCCGGCGCCGCGGCCGTGCACTGAGGGCGCGCGGATGGCCGGCGGCGTCCTCGCCCTCGACCTCGCCACCCACACCGGGTGGGCATTGGGGCGGCTGCCACGGCAGCCGCTTCTCCCGATGGAGGCACGAATCCAGAAACCGGCCAAGCCGCTGTCCGGCTGGATCCGGTTCGGCCAGCCCGGCTGCACGGTCGGTGAGTTCGCCGACGCGGCCGAGGCCTGGGGCCGCGCCTTCCTGACCGAACACCAGCCGTCGGGCCTGATCTACGAAAAGCCGATCCTGCCTGCCGACACCAACCCCGACACGGTGCTGAAGCTCAACGGGCTGGCGACGATCATGCTGATGCTGGCGCACCGCTTCAGCATCCGCTGGGTACGCACCGCCCAGCCGTCCACCGTCAAAAAGTCATTCTGCGGCCAAGGCGGCCCCGGCAAGGAAGGGGTGCAGGCCGAGTGTATGGCGCGCGGGTGGAAGTTCGCCACCGACGACGAAGCCGACGCTCTGGCCCTCCTCGATTACGCCGGCCACCTCGCCGCCAAGGAAAGGGCAGGCCGATGAACGCCATCGTTTCCGGGCAGCATTCCCTATTCGCCGGCGCAGGCTCCAAGCGCCCGACGCTGCGTCCCTATCAGGAGCGCGGTGTCGCCGAAATCCTCGCCTGCCTGCAGCGCCGCGTCGACCCGCTCTACGCCCTGCCGACGGCCGGCGGCAAGACGACGATCTTCACCGCGGTGACCGAGGTGGTGGTCGGGCAGGGCTGGGAGGTCTGGATCATCGTCCACCGCCGGGAGCTGCTGCGTCAGGCGAGCGAGCGCCTGCTGGCGATGGGCGTTTCGCATGGGCTCGTCGCTCCGGGCGAACCGCTGACCAACGATCCCGTGCAAGTCGCCAGCGTCGACACGGTGCTCGCCCGGCTGGACACCCTGCGCCACCGCCTCACCAAGGTGCGGCTTGCCATCATTGACGAGGCGCATCACGTCGTCGCGTCGAAGTGGCAGCGCGTGCTGGAGGCGATGATCAACGCCCTGCGTCTGGGCGTCACCGCCACGCCCTTCCGCTACGACGGCAAGGGGCTGGGCGAGCATTTCCGGCAGGCAATCGAGGGGCCAAGCGTCGCCGAGCTGATCCGCGACGGCTATCTCGCCAAGCCCGCCATCTTCGCCCCGCCGGCGAACCTGGACCTGTCGAAGGTGAAGAAGCGGGGAGGGGACTATGTGGCGGCCGACCTCGCCAAGGCGGTCGACACCGACGAGCTGACCCTGCCGGCGGTCCGGCACTATGCCCGCATCTGCGGCGGGGTGCCGGCGGTGGTGTTCTGCGCCGGGGTCGAGCATGCCCGCCATGTCGCCCAACAATTCCAAGCCGGCGGCTGGGCTGCGGCGTCCATCGATGGCGAGATGACCACGGCCGAGCGGGACCGGGCGATCAGGAGCCTCGCCACCGGCCGGCTGTCGGTGCTGACCAGCTGCGACATCATCAGCGAGGGCACCGATTTGCCGATCGTCGGCGCGGCGATCCTGCTGCGCCCGACGGAATCGACTGGGCTCTACCTCCAGCAGGTCGGCCGCGTGCTGCGCACCTATCCCGGCAAGACCGAGGCCATCATCATCGATCAGGTCGGCAATGTCGCCAAGCACGGCATGCCGGACGAGCGGCGCCTGTGGTCGCTGGACGGCGGGCTGAAGGGGCTGGAGCGCGCCGTGACGGCGACGCGCCGGTGCCGCTACTGCCACTTCGTCTGCGCCAAGGGTCCGACCCACTGTCCGCACTGTGCCAGGGCCTACCCCAAGCCGCCGGTGGCCGCGGTGCCGGAGGTTGCGCTCGCCACCATGCCGGGGATCGCCGGCCTATCGGCCGAGCGCATCGCCACGATGAAATACAAGGACATCCTGCCGCTCGCCGAGACGGAGGAGGACCTGCACCGGGTCGCTGCCATCAAGGGCTACAAGCGCAGCTGGGTTCAACGGGTCCTGCAGGAGCGCGCCGCCGTCACTGCCCGCGGTTACATGATGCGGAGGTACGCATGACCTCCACCCCATGGCCCTTCGACGACCTGACCCCGCTGCGTTACCGCGTCATCCTGGCTGATCCCGCGTGGATGTTCGCCCTGCGTAGCCCGAAGGGCGAGGCCAAGTCCCCGCAGGCTCATTACCGCTGCATGCCGCTCGCCGACATCCAGGCCCTGCCGGTGTCGCAGCTGGCCGCACCGGACTGCGTCTGCATCATGTGGGCGACGGCACCGATGCTGCCGCAGTCGATCGACACGCTGGCCGCCTGGGGCTTCACCTTCAAATCCGCCGGCGCCTGGGCAAAGCAGTCGCCGACCGGCGCCAGCTGGGGCTTCGGGCCCGGCTACATCTACCGCTCCGCCGCTGAATTTTGGCTGCTCGGCACCATCGGCCGGCCGGCCCTCCGCTCCCGCTCCATCCGAAACCTGATCGTCGCCCCGCGCCGCGAGCACAGCCGCAAGCCCGTCCAGATGCACGCCGACATCGAGGCCATGTTCGACGGCCCCTATGTCGAGCTGTTCGCACGGTCGCAGCGGCCGGGCTGGGATTGCTGGGGCAACGAGACCACGAAATTCGAGGCCGCAGCATGACCATCGCCCCCGGCCTCCAGGAGGCTGCCCGCGTGGCCCGCGCCCGCGCCAAGCTGATCCGCTCCACCACCAAGGGCGGCAGCGCCATCGCCATCGGTCTGGAAGACTTCGCCGAGGAGTTGGACGGCATGACCCGCCGCGCCCAGGCCCGCCCCACCAAACCTGACCTCCTCACCAGCCCGGCATCCGCGCCGGCCCAAGCGGCGGAGTAGCAACCATGGCCCGTATCCGTTCCACTCACCCCGGCCAATGGACCGACGAAGAGTTCGTCGAGTGCCAACCGCTCGCCCGCCTGCTGGCCCTCGCCCTGCGCAACGAGGCTGATGACCAGGGCGTCTTCGAGTGGAAGCCAACCACCCTGAAGATGCGGCTGATGCCGGCGGACAACGTCGACGTCGGCGCGCTGCTGGCCGAGCTGGAAGCTCACCGCCTTGTCGTCAAGTTCGAGGCGGCCGGCAAGGTCTACGGCGCCATCCGCAACTTCATCCAGTACCAGCGGGTGAAGAAGCCCAGCAAGGTCCACCCGCTTCCGGCCGAGTTGCGAAAATGGGTGCGCATGGACCTCTGGCCGAAGGGGAAGGGGTCCGAACTGGACACTGACCAAGAGGACGACGGTTCCGAACCGGAGGCCACGCCAAAGGCGGCGAGTTCCGAACCACGCACCCCGTCAAAGGTGCGGAGTTCCGAACAGATGGCGGTTCAAGGCGACAGCAGTTCTCCATCGGTGCCGCACCAGTTCGGAACCGGTGGGGAAATCGCGCCGCAGAGGAAGGAGGTAGGAGGTAGGAGGGAAGAGGAAGGAAGATCCAGAATCGGAGAATCCTTGGCTGGCGGCAGGCCGTACGCGTGCGCGCACGAAGCCGGCCGGCCGGCCGATGATTTCGACGATGGGATTTTCGCCGTCCGCCAGGGCGTCGTCGCCGGGTTCGAGAACTGGTTCGACCTGCCGGGCCGTCCAATCAGCCCAGCCGATGGCGAGCTGTTCGCCGACTGGATCGCCGCCGGCACCGAGCGCGGCCTGTCGCCCGTTGACACCGCCGCCGCCGTGGTCGAGGAGGTCCAGCGCCAGTTCCGCCAGCTGGCCGGTAAGGACGCCGGTCCGCCCCGCAGCCTGCGCGCCGTCCTGGATCGGGACGTTCGCGCCGCCATCGCCAACGCCCGGCCGGGCAGCAAGCCCAAGCCGCTGCCCGAGGTGCCGGAGCCCTACGCCAAGCACTTCGACCAGCTGACCTTCGCCACCTGGATCGCCCCCTGCCAGATCGCCGTCGCCGACGGCGTGGCCAAGATCATCGCCCCGAACAGCCTGTTCCGGGAGCGGGTGGCGGGACAGTTCGCCGGATCGCTCAAGGCCGCACTGGGCGTCGAAGACATCGAGGTTTCCATCGCCGCAGGGCAGGGGAGGAACGCAGCATGACCACCGGAACCCTGACCAAGCCCGAAGACACGGCCGCCATGGCCCAGACGATCCGCCAGCTCCGGGCCCGGAACATCGTGCTGGAGGCGGAGGTCGAGCGGCTGAAGGCTGCCTTGGCCGTCAAGGAGCCCAAGCGCCCGACCCGTGCCGGCCTGACGCCCAAGCAGCGCCTCCTGCTGGATTTCATCGTCCGGTACCAGAGCGAGCACCGCGGGGTGTCGCCCAGCTTCGACGAGATGGCCCACGCCATCGGCCTCGCCAGCAAGTCCGGCGTGCACCGGCTGATCGAGGGGCTGGTGGAGCGCGGCGCCCTGGAGCGGCTGCCGAACCAGGCCCGCGCTCTGCAGGTTGTAACCGGTCCCAGCCACGGAGACGCGAATGGCTGATCAGTTCTCGGATCGTGAGTGGTTCGCCGTTGTCGTGAAGCCCGGCCGGAACGAGGAGGTGCACAAGCGCTTCGAGGATCAGGGTTACCGGTCGTTCCGGCCGCTATGCCTGACCGAACGGCGGAACCGTGAGAAGGGGCGCATGGAGACCGTGTTGCGTCCGCTGTTCGATCGGTACCAGTTCGTCGGCGTCCATCCCGAGCAGCCCTTCAGCCCGATCCAGAACACCATCGGCGTCGCGTTCGTCGTGCGAGGGCAGGGGCACATACCGCTGCGCGTGTCGCCCCTCGTGCTGCGTCGGGTAGCGTCGCGTTTCAACGAGGATGGGGTGGTCGACCTTCGGCCTGCGCAGCCGGTTGCCGGCCCGATGGTTGATTGGGAACTCGGCGACATGCTGGAGGTGATCGACGGCCCGTTCCGGGACTTCTCGGCGGTGCTGGTCGAATGGGCCGACAAGCGGCGCGAGATGGCGCGGGTGCTGGTGAATATCTTCGGCCGCACCACTCCGGTCGAGATGCGCACCGGTGGGCTGCGACCGTCCTCGAGCAGCCGGAGCGCGGCGTGATGGTGGTGGTCTTAACCATTTCGAAAGGATTAGCGGACATACCATGCCCGCACATGGTCCCCCGGTCTCCGCCGGCTACGGGACTGCGGCAGCTATAGAAGCGCCGCCTTCAATCACCCGCCCAGGCCCCCGCCTCGGCGGGTTTTTCTATGCCCGGAGCCTGCCATGGCCGATCCCACCACTCACGACCTTGCCCAGATGGCGCGTTCGCTCGCCCCCACCGCGGTTGGCGTTGCCGCCGGCATGGTTGCGCGCTGGTCTCGTGAAGCGCGCCACAGCGGATGGAAGGGATTGCTGCGTATGGTCGTCCTCGACCTGCCGACCATGGGCGCGCTGACCATCGCCGCAGGTTCGGTCGCTCAGCAGCTCAACGCCGACACGCTGACGGCCACGGGTATCGGCACCTGCGCAGGCTATGCCGGATCCGAAATCCTGAAGACGCTGCTGGCATGGCGTGCCGGCAAGCTCCCCGGTGGGGAGGGCTGATCATGACGCCTGCGCTGCTCGCCGACGCTCTCTGGTGGACGGGCGCGACCATCGCCCTGCTGTGCTTCGCCACGCTGTTCTTGGGAGACCGATGATGACGACCGAACGCAAACCTCTGTCACAGGCCATTGCCGTCGCGGCCGAAACCGCCGAGGAAATCGCCATCGCCATGGGCTACGCCGACGCCTCCCGTTTCCTCCAACCGCTGATGCGGGGCATCCCCGACGGACACATCGCCGTTGGCGCCATGGACGGCTGGACCATCGACGTGCCTGTCCGGGCCTGACTTCATGCGCGCCAGCGTCACCATCACCGGCAGCCTGGAGAAGGTCTTCGACGACTGGAGCGATCAGAACGCCCGCCGCCTAACCGACATCACGGAACACGCCGCCTCCACCATGCGGGAGGAGATGCGGAGCGCGATGTCAGGCGCCGGTCTTGGGAACCTCGGTCGGGCGCTGGGCTATGCCGCCTACCCGGGCGGCGGCACCTACAGCTTCCACCCCGCTGCCGAGGTGTTCGTCCGGGGCCGGGCACCGTCGGCGCGTCGCTGGGAACGGATCATTGACGCCTTCAACGAGGGCGCGACGATCCGGTCGAAGCGTGGATGGCTCGCCATCCCGACCAAGAACTGCCCGAAGGGATCGCGTGGCCGCTTCCTCACCCCCGATCAAGTGGCGGAGCGGTTCGGTCCTCTGCGATCTGTCGCCAAGGGCCGAGTGGTGCTGCTGTTCGCCGACGTCGTCGCCGGCAAGTCGGGCGGGGTGCGCCGCGCCACCAGCGGCCGCATCGCTCAGGGCAGGGAGGCCAAGCTGATCCTGATGTTCGTTCTGGTCCGCGAGACCACCATCCGCAAGCGCCTCGACCTCGATGCCATCGTTGCCCGGTGGCAGACCCGCTACCCGGCGATGATCGCCGACGCGGTGCGGGAGCGCTGAGAGGGCCGGTGATGCGCCGCGCCTTCAGCCTCTCCCGAGCGGCGACCCGAGGGCGGAGGCCCGCCACGGGGCGCTAGAGGGGCCGGGTAGGGCCAGCCACGGGGCGGCGGCTGACCGACCGGGGTCGAACGGGTCCTTCCCAGGGGTCGGGCATCACGGGTGGGACAAGTGCGGGTATCGGGGATATTCCGCCGGAAATTCCAACGCAACAGCCGTTGCATCGGTCGCGGTGGTGTGAAGAACGCCACCCAAACCTTTGTCACGACTGCGACATTCTCTCGCTTCGGTCGATTGTTCCGGCCGGCTGAGGTCAACGCAACATGGCCGGACGCAACACCTTCATCAGCAAGGCCGAGTACGCCGCCCGCATCGGGGTCCACCGCTCCCAGATCAGCCGCTACGTCAAGGCCGGCATGCCCACCCACAACGGGTTGGTGGAGCCGGACGAGGCCGACCGGTGGCGTCAGGCCAACCTCGACCCGACCAAGCCGAAGTCGAAGGTGCAGGTCCCGAGCGAACCGGAGCCTTCGGCATCGGCCAAGCGCCAGGTGGCACCGTCCAAGCGGCCCCTGATCACCGCGCCGCCGGGCGAAGCCTCCGAGCTGATCGCCGCCCGTGCCCGCGACGCCCATTACTCGGCCGAGCTGCGGCGGCGCAAGCTGCTGGAGTTCGACCGCGAGCACATCAGTCGCGCTGAGGTGGAAGCGGCCTGGGATGCTGCCAACACGATGTACCGGCAAGGGCTGGAAGGCATCGCCGGGCGCACTGCCTCCATCATCGCCGGCCTGACCGGGGGAGAGGCCGCGCGCATCGAGGAAATCATTCGTGACGAACACCGAGCCGTCCTCTCTGCCGTCGCCGACCTCTTCGACAAGGCCGCCGTCCTCGCCGAAGCTGGCGGCGCTCCTCCGGAGGGCGGCGAAGACGGTGCGCCCGCCGAAGAAGCGCCACACGGATGAATGGGCGGCGGAGAACGTCGTCCTTCCACCGAAATCGGCAGAGCCAGGAAAATACCGGCCGCAGCGCGTGCCCTACATGGTCCCGATCCAGCGCGCCTTCGACGATCCCCGCTGGCGCATGATCGTGTTCGTCATGGGCTCGCAGATGACCAAGAGCACCGGCGTGCTCAACGTCATCGGCAAGCGGATGGACGACGCCCCGGTGCCGATCATCTACTTCGGTCCGAGCCGGAACTTCGTGGAGAACACGATCGAGCCCCGGCTGACGGAGATGCTGAAAAGCTCGACGTCGCTCTCGGCCAAGACGCAGTGGGGGAAGAAGAACCGCAAGACGCTCAAGATCGTGTCCGGCGCCGAGATCCGGCTTGGCTGGGCGGGATCGGCGGCCGAGCTTGCCGGTCAGCCGGCGGGTCTCGTCATCGTCGACGAACGCGACCGCATGGACGGGGACATCAAGGGCGAAGGCGATCCGGTGGAGCTGGCTCGCGCCCGCGGTGAAACCTATCCCGGCTTCTGCATCGGCGTCACCTCCACGCCACTGATCGGCAATGTCGAGGCGGAGCGGCACCCGGACAGCGGACTGTGGCACTGGAAAGTCGCCGATCCCGAGGACATTGACAGCGCCACCTGGAAGCTGTGGCAGGAGGGAACCCGGCACGAGTGGGCGTGGCCCTGTCCGCATTGCGGCGAGTTCTTCATTCCGCGCTTCTCGGTCCTGCGTTTCGACAGCACCTCGCCGGCCACAGCGTCGCGGACGGCGCACCTGGAGTGCCCGGACTGCGGTATGAGGATCTTCGACCACTCCAAGGCGGAGATGAACGCCCGCGCCGTGTTCGTCGCTCCCGGACAGCGGGTGGCGCCGGATGGGACCGTGAGCGGCCCGGAGCTGACCGGCGACACGATCAGCTTCTGGGTCAGTGGTCTTGCGTCGCCCTTCGTCTCCTTCGGCAGCCGTGCCGCCGACTATGTGCGTGCGGTGCGCTCGGGCGACATGGAGCGTCTGCAGACGGTGGTGAACACCCGCCTCGGCGAGCTCTTCCGCAACGCCGCCGGCGGGCAGGCCCGTGCCTGGGAGCAAATTGCAGCCCTGGCTCAGGCCTATGAGACCGGCGAGGTGCCCTATGGCGTCCAGCGCATTGCGCTGACGGTCGACGTGCAGAAATACGGCCTCTATGTCGTCGCACGCGGCTGGGGCGCCCGCTACGAAAGCTGGCTGCTGCGGGCGGCCTTCCTACCGGGCGAGACCGAGCGCCCGGAGGTCTGGAACGACTTGGCGGAACTGATCGACGGCGGCATCGACGGCGAGCCGTTCAACATCGTGCTGATCGATTCCGGCTACCGGCCGGGCGACAAATGGCGGCGCCCGACGAATGCCATTTACGATTTCTGCCGGCGCTACCCCGCCAGCAAGGTCCGGGCGATCAAGGGTCACGACCACCTGCCGACGCCGATCAAGACGGCGCAGGCGGCGGTCGACGCCAAGGGCAAGGCGGCGAAGTGGGCGGGCATCATGCTCCACCATCTCGACAGCGACTTCTTCAAGTCGTGGGTGATGGCGCGCATTGACTGGCCGGCGGGTGAGCCCGGCGGCTGGCATGTGCCATCCGACGTCACCGAGGCCTACTGCCGGCAGGTCGTCGCCGAAACCCGGGTGGTGAAGCCCAGCGGTGCGGCGGTCTGGGTCCGGCAGAACAAGGACAACCACTACCTCGACGCCGAGATGATGCAGGCTGCGGCGGCGGAGCTGATGCAGGTCCATGCGCTCCGCCCGCTGCCGCCTCCGTCCGACAGCAAGACCGCATCGGCCGGCTACAGCCTGCCGATGCCCAAGGCGACCTACGCCGACGATCCACACCTCTGAGGACACCTCATGGCAGACCTCGCCACGCTCCGGACTCGGCTCGCCGAGGCCGAGGACGCCCTGCATCGCCTGCACATGGGGGAGATGGAGGTGCGCGTCGCCTCCAGCGGCAAGGCCGTCGAGTACGGGCCGGCCGATGCCGCAAAGCTGGAGCGCTACATCGCCACGCTGCGCAGCGAGATCGACCGCCTCTCCGGCGCCCGTCGCGGCCCGATCCTGATGAGCTTCTGATGACCGGCTTCATCATCACCGACCGCTACGGCAACGAGGTGCCGCCGCCCCGCCGGGCTGCGGCCGACACCTCCTATGCCGGCGCCTCCATGACGGCGCGCGAGCTGGCGTCCTGGCAGGTGCTGCCGACGTCCGCCGACGCCGAACTTCTGCCCGAGCTTGGCACCCTGGTGGCGCGCTCGCGCGACCTGGCGCGGAACAACGGCATCGCCGCCGGCGGCATCCAGTCCATCCTCGACAACGTCGTCGGCACCGGGCTGCGCCTGTCGGCCACGCCCGATTACCGGGCGCTCGGCCGGGACAAGGCTTGGGCCGACGAGTGGAGCGAGGTGGTGGAGGCGAAGTGGCGCGCCTGGGCGGAGACCACCAACTGCGACGCCGCCCGCACGCTCAACTTCGCCGGCCTGACCATGCAGGTGTTCCGCGGTGGCCTGCTGAACGGCGAGGGGCTGGCGCTGCCGCTGTGGCTGCCGAGCCGGGAGCGGACCTATGCGACTTGCCTGCAGGTGGTGGAGGCCGACCGCCTCTCCAATCCGCTGGGCCAGCAGGACACCGCCACCCTGCGCGGCGGCATCGAGCTCGACCGCTACGGGGCGCCGCTCGCCTACCATGTGCGCAACAGCCATCCAGGCGACCTGCTGAGCTGGACGCCGGACCTCTACCAGTGGACGCGGGTTCCGGCCTTCACCTATTGGGGGCGGCGGCAGGTCATCCACATCCATGACCGCGAGCGAACTGGACAGAACCGCGGCAAGCCGCTGCTGAGCGCGGTGCTGCCGCAGTTCAAGATGCTGGACACCTACAGCGGCGCCGAGCTGAAGGCCGCCATCGTCAACGCGATGATCGCCGCCTTCGTGAAGAGCAGCATGCCGGCCGAGGCCATCGCCGGGCTGTTCGGTTCGCCGGACAAATACCTCGACGCCCGCGCCGGACACTCCGTGCGTCTCCAGGGTGGGGCCGTCCTGCCGCTGTTCCCGGGCGACGAGGTGCAGCCCTTCGCCCCGGCCCGGCCGGCGACCGCCTTTGATGCGTTCACCAAGTCGGTGCTGCGCCACATCGCCGCCGGCCTGAACATCCCCTACGAGCTGCTGCTGAAGGATTTCAGCCAGACCAACTACTCCAGCGCCCGGGCGGCGCTGCTGGAAGCATGGCGGTTCTTCAACGGCCGTCGACAGTGGCTGGCCACCTACTGGGCCTCTCCGGTCTACGAACTCTGGCTGGAGGAGGCGGTGAACCTCGGCGAGGTCGAGGCGCCGGATTTCTACCAGAACCGCTTCGCCTACAGCCGCTGCCGCTGGATCGGCGCCGGTAAGGGCTGGGTCGATCCGGTGAAGGAGGCTCAGGCGGCCGAACTGCGGATGAAGATCGGCGTCTCCACCCTGGAAGACGAGTGTGCCGAGCAGGGCAAGGACTGGCGCGAGGTGGCCGAGCAGCGCGCCAGCGAGGCGAAGTTCCTGCGACAGCATGGCCTGCCCCTGCCTTGGGAGCAGGCAGCGCAGATCGGACACAACGGCGGACCGCCGCTGGACGAAGAGCAAGCTGGAGACCAGTCATGATCCTGCTGCCGGAACCCGGCCCGACGCTGCTGGCACCGTCCTGGGTGCCTTGGTGCGCGTCCGCCGTCGGGCAGGACGCCCCACCGCCGAAGGGCGCCATCTACATCGATGACATCGGCAGCGCCGGCCGGCCCTACGACGTGGTGGAGGGCGTGGCGCTGATCGGCGTCACCGGCATGATCGTGCCGTCCTTCTGGTACATCGGCTCCAGCTATGTGACCGGCTGCAATTGCCTTCGCCTGCAGCTCGCCATTGCCTTCGAGGATCCGCAGGTCCACGCCATCGCCCTGGTGGTGAACAGCGGCGGCGGGTTGGTCTCCGGTGTCGCCGATCTAGCCGACTGGATTGTCGAGGCCAAGGCGGCGGCCGGCAAGCCGGTCGTGTCGATCCTCGCTGAGTTCGCCTACTCGGCCGCCTACTGGCTGGCGAGCGCCGCCGACAGCATCAGCGTGCCGCGCACCGGCGGCGTCGGCTCCATCGGCGTGATCATGGTGCATTGGGATCTCAGCGCCGCCCTCGCCGAAGCCGGCATCAAGGCGACGGTGATCAAGGCCGGCGCCCGCAAGGCGGACGGCAACGCCTATGAGCCGCTGCCCAACGATGTGCAGGAGCGCTGGACCGGCGAGTGCGAGGTCCTGCGCCGCCTCTTCGCCGGCTCCGTCGCCGCCAACCGCGCCGCTGCCGGCGCAACCCTTGACCTCGACGCCGTGCTGGCATCGGAGGCCCGCACCTGGGAAGGCCCGGCCGGCACGGCCGAGGCGGTCGCTCAGGGATTCGCCGACATCGTCCTGGCGCCGGACAAGGCGCTCCAGGCGCTGATCGATCACCTCAACGCCCAAAGGAGCGTGTGACCCATGAAGTTCAATTTCGCCCATCTCGGCTTTGGCCGTACCACGGCAGCGGTGCCGGCGGCTCCGGCAGCGACGCAGCCGCCGCAGGCCGCCGGAACCCAGCCCCCGGCCCAGGCTCCGGCCCCGGCGGCGCAGGGTGCCGCTCCGGCTCCGGCCGCAACCGGTGCCGAAACCCCGGCGCCCGCCGCCCCGGCCGCCTCGACCGATGCCGTGGCTCAGGCCCGGCAGGACGAGCGCACCCGCTGCGCTTCCATCTTCGCCGCGCCCGAGGCCGAAGGCCGCGTTCAGCTCGCCGCCCAGCTGGCCTTCACCACCGACCTGAGCGCCGAGCAGGCCGTCGGCATCCTGAAGGCCTCGCCGGCTGCGGCCGCGCCGGCCGCCACTCCGGCCAACCCTTTCGTCGCCGCAATGGGCTCCGTCCCCAACCCGCAGGTCGGCGCCGATGCCGAAGCGGGCACCGGTGACGACGCCCAGGCGCTGGTCGCTCAGATCCTGAAGGCCGGCGCGTAACGCCCGGCCTTCTCCCGCACAGCAGGAGACCGACCCCATGCCCATCTACCAGCCCGGTGTGACCACCGAGACCTACAGCCCCGACCAGCTGGTCGCCGGCGACTTCCCGCGCGCTACCCGCAGCGTGACGTTGATCACCGGGCAGAACCTCCCCCGCGGCGCCGTGCTTGGCAAGATCACCGCGTCCGGCAAGTACACGCTGAGCCTGTCGGCCTCGAGTGACGGCAGCCAGGCGCCCTCCGCCATCCTGGTGGACGCATGCGATGCCAGCGGCGGTGACCAGACCATCGGCATCTTCGAGACCGGCGAGTTCCTGGGTAGCGCGCTGACGCTGGGCACCGGGCACACGCTGGCGTCCGTCCGCGACGCCCTGCGCGACGTCAGCATCTTCATCCGCTGACCGCTTCCATCCGCTGATTCCCCTGGCGCTCCGCCGCCACGCTCATAGGAACGAGCCCCATGAACATCTACGATACCGCCGTCCTCAACGGCGTGGTGCAGAGCCTGAAGCGGCCCAAGGCCTTCCTGCTCGACACCATTTTCGGCACCGTGCAGACCGAGACGGCCGAGCAGATCGCCGTCGACATCGAGATCGGCAACCGCAAGGTCGCTCCCTTCGTCTCGCCGCTGGTGGCCGGCAAGGTCCAGTCGCAGGACGGCTACAGCACCCGCCTCTACAAGCCGGCCTGCATCAAGCCGAAAGCGGTGGTCGATCCCAACCGTTCGTTCAAGCGCCAGGCGGGCGAGCAGCTCACCGGCACGCTGAACCCGATGCAGCGCCTGATGGCGACGGTGCGCTCGATCCTGGAGGACCATGTCAGCCAGATCACCCGCCGCCTGGAGATCATGGCCGCCGAGGCCCTGCGCCTCGGTCAGGTGACCGTTACCGGTGAGGGCTTCCCCACCCAGGTGGTCAGCTTCGGTCGCGCCTCGGCGCTGTCCATCACCCTGACCGGCACCGACCGCTGGAGTGATGCCAGCAGCACGCCAATCGACGACCTGGAGGAGTGGGCGGAGCTGGTCCACAAGACCGAGGGCGCGGTCATCACCACCATCGTGATGGACCCCGATGCCTGGAAGGCGTTTCGCAACAACGGCCAGGTCGAGAAGCTGCTGGAAATCCGCCGCGCCGCAGGCACGCCGGTGGAGCTCGGCCCCTCCACCTATGTGGCGGGCGCCCAGTGGAAGGGTTCGATCGGCTCCTTCGACATCTGGGTCTACAGCGAATACTACGACCATCCCGATACCGGCGCCGTGACGCCGCTGCTGCCGAGCGGCACCGTCCTGGGATTCGGTCCCAACGTCGAGGGCGTGCGGGCCTTCGGCGCGATCCGCGACGAAGCCGCCGGCCTGCAGGCGATGGAGATCTTCTCCAAGAGTTGGGTGCAGGAGGACCCGAGCGCCCGCTTCGTCATGAGCCAGTCGGCGCCGCTGGTCTATCCGCGCCGCCCGAACGGCTCCTTCGCCGCCACCGTGCTGTAAGGGGACCCGCGATGAAGATCCGCACGCTCAACAGCGTCAAGTTTCAGGGCACGCTTCACCCGCCGGGTACCGAGCTGGACGTGCCCAACGATGTCGCCAAGCCGCTGCTGGAGGCCAAGAGCGCCGAAAAGGTGCTGGTGGAGCCGAAGGCGTCCGCCCCAGCCCCTGCCAAGGACTGACGCTCCGGGGCGGCCTTCCGGCCGCCCTGACTTTGGAGGGCCCGACCATGGCCGATCCGTTCCAGCGCATGCACGACAGCACTTTCCGCCGGCTGGGCGTGGATGCGGTCTATACCCCGCCCAGCGGCGCCCCCGTCAGCTGCCGGGCCATCTTCGTCCAGCCGGACGTCGACTGGCGCGGCAACGAAGCGGGCGTCATCACCCCGTCGCGTATCGCCGAGGTTCGGGTGGCGGAGGTGGCGGAGATGAAGGAGAAGGGCCGGCTGGCCATCGGCGGGCAGAGCTTCACGGTCCAGAAGGCCAGCCGGCCGGACGCCGACCGGCTGCTCTGGCGGCTGGAGCTGCGCTGATGCCGATCTCGATCCGCGAGCAAACACTCACCGCCTTCGAGGCGATGCTCCGCGTGGTGGTGGCGGAGAACGTTCCTGGCACCATCACCCTGCATCGCGCTCGCCGGCAGCCGGTGCCCGATGAGGAGCTGCCGGCGCTGGTGATGCACGTCGCTCCGGTCTCGTCAGACCAGGCATCGGCGGCGGTGGTACGCAACATCGAGCGCATCACCGTCACGGCTCTGGCGAGTGCCGACACCGACGAAGACCTCGACCGGGCGCTCGTCGATCTCTGGGCGGCGCTCCAGCGCGCAGTCGAGGCCGATCCAACCCTCGGCGGTATCGCTGTGGACATCAACCTGACCGACGCCGACCAGGGAGCGGCTGACGGTGAGGGGATCGGTGGCCGCGGCGACGTCTTCGCCGCCTATGCCGTCGAATATTGGACCAAGCCCGGCGACCCCTACGCCCTGGCGCCCTGACCCTTCTTTCATCCGGAGAGCATCCATGAACATCCCGGCCCATCGGGCGGCGGCGGTGGCGCCGACTCCCGCCCACAGCTTCGAGCTTCGCGACGGCGATCAGCTCATCAACCTGACCGAGGAGGAGCGCAAGGCAGCCGAAGCCGCCGCCTCTCCGGTGACCGTCACCAAGGGCCGCCGGCCCGCCAGCGAGGCGCCGACCGCGCCCGTGGCCGAGTAAGGAGTTTCCGCCATGGCCCTGCGCTCCCGCAATGCCGCCCTCCTGGCGAAGATCGAGACCACCGAAGGCGCGGACGCCTCCCCGGTTGCCGGCACCGACGCTGTGCTGGTCGAGAACCCGCAGATCAGCTTCAACCCGAACACCGTCCAGACCAACGAGGTGACCGGCAGCCTGGATGGCCGCGGCCCGATCACCGGCGGCATGACGGTGCAGCTGACTTTCGACGTCCTGCTGAAGGGCTCGGGCGTCGCCGGCACCGCCCCGGAATGGGGCAAGCTGCTGAAGGCCTGCGGCTGGGCGGAGACCGTCACCTCCACCGCCGTGCCCGTTGCGGCCGAGGCCGCCACCGCCGGTACCACCACCAGCCTGACGCTCGGCGCCGGCGCCAGTGGCACCGCCCAGGCCTACCGTGGCATGCCGCTGCTGTTGACCGGCAATCCGGCGGCTGGAGCAACGTCCTTCGTGGCGGACTACACGGCCGGCAAGGTGGCGACGTTGGCCGACCAGTTCGGCACGGCTCTGTCGACCGGCACCAGCTATCAGGTGCCGGTGAACGTGCTCTACAAACCGGCCTCGGTCTCCATCCCGTCCCTGACCTTCCACTTCTTCCAGGATGGCGTGAAGTACATCGTCGCCGGCTGCCGCGGCAACGCGACGCTGCGCCTGACCAGCGGCAACGTGGGCCGAATCAGCTTCACCTTCACTGGCATGTTCGTCAGCAAGACGGACGCGGCGGTGCCGGCCGGGCTGGTCTACGACGCCACCCGCCCGCCGGTGTGGAAGGGCGGCAAGGCGCTGGTGAACCGCGTGGTCTCGGCCATGGCGTCGCTGTCGGTCGAGTTCGGCAACCAGATGACGAACCCGGACAACCCAAACGCGGCCGAGGCCTTCGACTCCTCCATCATCACCGCCCGCAACATGACCGGCAGCTGCGACCCGCTGGAGACGCTGATCGCCACCCGCGACAGCATGGCGGCGCTGCGGGCCGGCACCCAGCAGATCATCCATGCAAGCTATGGTCAGGTGGCCGGCAACCGGGTTGGCCTGACCGTCCCCGCGGCCTTCTACACCAACCTGCAGCCGGGTGACCGAAACGGCCTGCTGACCAACACGCACCAGTTCGCCTGCACCGGTCAGGACGCCGGCGCCTTCATCTGCCTCCACTGATCCCGAGCCCCCGGCCGGCACCGGGCAAGCCTGTCGGCTTCGGCCGATGGGGCGCTTTCGTGCGCCCGCGCGGGCGGAGATGTCGGCTCCGCCCGCACCCCAACCCCTCACCGACAGAGGAACACCCCCATGCTCCCCATTTCCGCGAAGGACGTGGTCCGCTTCACCCCGCGCGTTGAATTGCTGGCTTGGCTGCAAGCTCGCCTCGACGAGGCCACCGACGTCGAACAGCACGAGGCGCTGGAGCGTCAAATCGGCAAGGTGCAGGACGAGATCGACGCGGCACCGCAGCCGGTCTATCTGCTGGCCGTCGCCAGCCACCTGCAGCGCGCCGCCTTCCGCCGTGATCTGCTGGCCACCGGCGCCACCTATGCCGGCGACGCCGCCCTCTACGCCGCGCTGCGCGAGGATCTGGAGGCGGTGGCCCCGGTCAACCTGCCGGAGCTGCTGGCCATCGTTGACGAGGTGGAGGCTGCCGGCAAGCCGGCGGATGCCGCCCCCGAGGTCCGCGACCGCTGGCCCGGCATCACCCGCGTTGCCCGGGCCCTGGGCGGCCGCTTTGCCGCCCTGGAGGGCGACCAGGAGTTCTATCTGTCGGTTGCGCCCATCGTGGCCTGTCGGCACTTCCTGCTCGGCTGGGAGAACGTCGACGCGCCTTTCACGCGCCGTGGCAATCTCACCACCGACGAGACGCTGGCCGCCCTGGAAGAGGGCGAGATGCAGGCGATCGGCTTCAAGGCGATGAACCTGATGCGCCCGACCAAGGCGTTGGAAAAAAACTCCGCATCGCCGTCGCGGTCAGCCTCCAGCCCGAGGCCTTCCCGGACGGCGACGAGCAAGCGCCTGACGGCTCAGCGTGGCTCCTCTACGGAGAACGCTTCGAGCGAAACCCCCGCCTCGGCCTGACCGACGGCGACCTTGAGATGGTGCGCTACTGGCGCGCCTATTGCCCCCACCCGGGGCGGATTGGTGGCATGGCCGCCGGCATTATCCCCGCCGCCGGCCACCTGCCGGAAGCCGGCGGCTACGGCGATCAGGCCGCCATTATGCTCGACGCCTTCGAGATCATGAGCGCGGCCGAGGCGGAACTCCTTCAGCAGGAACGGTGACAGCATGGCCGGACGGAATGTGACCGCCCGCTTCAGCGTGGAGGCGGATGTCGCGCAGGCGAAGCGCGACCTGGAGGGCATCACCCAGCAGGTCGACCAGCTCGGCAAGACGAAGGTCGACAATGTCCGGCATGAGTTGGAGCAGCTGACCGCAAGCACGGGCAAGCTGGCGGGCGGCTATACAGCGCTGTCCCAGGAGCAGCGGCAGGCCTACCAGCAGCGGGAGCAGGATGCTCAATCCGTCGAGCGCCTGCGCCGCAGCTACAAGACGTTGGAAGGGGCTCTGGAGGCGGTCGACGTGCAGGTCCAGCACGGCCACCGGTCGGCTCAGGAGGCCGTCCGTATCCAGGGCATGCTCGCCCAGGCTTATGGCCGCACCAGCGTGGTCTCCCAGCAGTCGGCCCAGGCGATAGCCGCAGGTATTGCGGCCACACGCGCCGCCGTTGTGGCGCAGGAAAGCGCCGCCGCCAGCACCAGGCGTCTGAACGGCGTCGTTCAGCAAGCAGGCTGGCAGGTCAGCGACTTCGCCAATCAGATGGCGAACGGCGGCAATGTCGCCACCGCGGCCGGCATGCAGCTCGGTCAGCTGCTGGGCTCGCTCGGTCCGCTCGGCGCGGCGCTAGGCGCGGTGGTGAATGTCGGTGGCGTGGCGGTCGGCATCATCCAGAAGCAGGCCGAGGCTGCGGCGGAGGCGGCCAAGGCCACCGATTTGTTGACGGCAGCCACGCGGGCCGGTTTGGAGATTACCGAAAGCGGGGTGGATAAGGCCCGGCGGCTTCGCGATGAGCGCAACGATCAGGCCGGCGCATCGTATCGCGCGGCGATTGCAGAGCGTGAGCTTGCCGACGCAATAGCTATCTCCGCCGCGCTTTCCGCGCGGGCGGCCATGGAGCAGACCAAGGCGTCGAATGAGCGGTACTTGGCGCAAGGACCTGGCCGCTTCCTTGGCCCCGCCGAACTGAGCCGGATTGAGTATGAGCAGAAGGTCTACGAAGGGACCACCAAGACGGCGACGGAAACGGCAAAGCGTCTGGATGAAGCCCAGCAGGCTTACGAGAAGTTCAGGTCCAGCCTGAACAAGACTGGCGGATTTTCTGGAGAAGAAATCGACAAGCTTAGAGAGCGAGTGGACGGCATTGTCTCATCTTACAACGATGCCACACTCCGCACAGTCACGCTGCGCCAGAAGCAGGAGGAGCTTGGCGATGCGGTGGCGGCCGGCATCCTCACCCAAACTCAAGCCGACGACATCCTGCAGAAATACACCAAGCACCTGGACGAGAACTCCAGAGCCGCGAAAGAGGCTGAAAAGTCAGCCAAGGCGCGGGAGAAGGCGGAGGAGAAGCTCGAAAAGCAGATCCTCGCTGCGGTGAAGGCAGCCGACGCGAAGGCTGTCGAGGAATACAACAAGGTCATGGGGGAGGGCAGGCGCGTCTACGAGAGCACGCGCACGCCCGCCGAGAAGTACGTTGATACCTTGGCCGACCTCCGCCGCCTTCTTTCCGCTGGGGCTATCGACCAGGACACATTCAATCGAGCAGCAAAGGCCGCTGACCCAGCATTCCAGGAAGCGACCAAGACGCTGGAGAAATACCAGCAGGACGTCGCCCGCGTCGCCACCGACATCGGCAAGGACATCTCGGAGAACCTGTGGGACCAGATCACCGGCGAGGCCAAGGCTGGTGACGCGCTGGACTTCTTCAAGAACTGGGCAAAGCGCCTGGCCGTGGAGATGCTGAACCAGAACATCATTTTGCCGATCACCATGCAGATTGTCGGCTCTATGCCGTCGCTCTTCGGTGTCCAGGCTCCGGCTGGTGCTGGCGGGATCGCTGGCGCTGCGCAGGGTTCGGGCGGGCTGCTGAGCAACGCCACCAACTTGGTCAGTCTCGGTCGGTCCGGTTGGCAGATGCTGAGCGGCGGATCGGGCTTGGCTGCGACGCAGGCGGCGGGTTCCTTCGCCACCAGCAGCTTGGGCGAAGCGCTTGGCCTGTCCACGTCGGCGGCTGGGGTGATCCCGGAAGCTGCCGCCACCGACCTGATGCTGACCAGCTCCGGCAATGCGCTGGTGGGCGCCGCCGGCACCATCGGTGCTGCCATGCCCTATGGGATTGCGGGCGGCTTCCTGGGCGGCTTGGCGGGCACGGCGATGAACAGCAAAGTCGGTGGCGCGCTGGTGGGCGCCGCTGCCGGTGCCGGTGCTGCCGGGCTGGGCGCCTCCATCTGGGGCATGGGCGCGGTGGGTGGGCCGTGGGGCATCGCCGCCGCTGCCGTCATCAGCGCAGTCATGGCCATGCTGGGCACGCAGAAGAAGACCGTCGGGCCGAACAGCTCGGGCAACCTGGTGCAGGATGGTGCCGGCGGCTTCAGGACCGACCAGGCGCTCGCTGACAATGGGGCTGATGCCGGCCAGATGCAGCAGGTGACCGATTCCATCGCCAAGGCGATGAACGCGGTCATCACCGGGATCGGCGGCAAGCTGACCGGCGGCGACGGTGCCAACACCGGCCTGATCCAGTATTTCCAAAAGGACAACAAGTGGTTCGTCACCCCGCAGGTTGGCGACAAGGCGGGGCAGAAGACCGAGTTCACCGACCAGAGCCAAGCCGTTCAGTTCTACATGCGGGAGTCCCTGAAGGGGCTGATCGGCAACGGCTCGCTGACCGGTGTGAACGACGACGTAAAGACGGTGCTGGCCAAGAGCAACGCCACCACGTCGGAAGCGCTGACCAAGCACCTTCAACTGGCCGCCACCTTCCAGGACTCGGTCGACGCGATGAACAACGCGATCGGCCTGGAGGATGCAGCCCGCAAGCAAGGCAAGACGGCGGCGGCCGAGCTGACCACGGCCATCAAGGACTTCCGCCAGACGGCAGCCGACGCCGGTCTGGACGCGACCAAAGCGGCCAATGCGACCCGCAACTGGATCGACACGCTGGTCTCCGGTGCTGATCCCAAGACCTACACAGTCTATGAGGCGCAGGCGGCGCAGTACCGGGCGCAGTGGTCCAGCATGGGCGATGTGCTTCAGGCCGTCGGCTACTCCGCGGCCGACGCGGCGAAGAAGATGGACGAGGGGTTGGGCAACGCCCTGAAGAAGCTCGCCAAGACGCTGAACACCAACCTCGACCAGCAGATCAATTCGGCGCTGGGGCGCGACTTCCTGAACCAGATCACCAAGGTGATGGAAGACGAACAGACCAACGCCCGCGATCTGGCCGCGGTGGGGGAGCCGATCACCAAGGCGCAGTCCCTGCGGGCGGCGCAGCTCGACAGCATCATGAAACAGCTGGACGCCACCCAGCTGGACGTCATCACCTCCACCTATGGGGCGAACAGCGACATCGGCAAGCTGGCCCAGTCCATCAAGGCGTTGGGCACCAATGCCTCGGAAAAGGCGAGCTTCCTGGCCGATGTGCAGAGCCGGCTCTATGGCGTGCTGGGCAACAGCCGGGGATCGGAGCTGATCGCGCTCGATGCGCAGCAGGCCAAGGCTCTGGCCGACGCGCGAGCTGCCGGCTACGACACGACGCAGCTCCAGCAGGTGCAGGCGGCCGAGCGGGCGGCCAAGGCGTTCCAGCTCGCACAGGCCGATGTGCTGGGCGCCTACGACCAGCAGATCACGGCGCAGCAGGACTACATCACCGGTCTGACCAACGGCGCGGTGAAGATCGCACAGAGCGCCCGCCAGTTCCGGAGCGCCTTCGACGCTCTGGCGCTGAACGACAACTCGCCGCTGAGCGACCTGGAGCGGCTGAAGGAGGCCCGCCGGCAGGCGGCGGTTGATTACGCGACCTACAAGGATACAACGAAAAGCGATGAGGAGCGGGATGCGGCCAAGCAGGACCTGCTGTCCATGGGGCCGAACCTGATCCAGCTCGCGCGGAGCTACTTCGGCCCGACCGACAGCACCGACTACAAATGGATTCGCTCCGTCTTTGCCGAGTTCGGCGACACCACCGCCTTGGGCGTGGATACGGCCGAAAGCACGCTGAAGACGGCGAACGACACGCTGAAGGAGCTTCAGAAGAGCCGGGCGGAGGCCGCCGCTCTGGGGCAGAAGCAATATGGTGCCCAGACCGACCTGAACAGCATCATGGAACGGTCCTATTTGGTCTACCAGGCGCAGCTGACGGCGCTTCAGAAGCTGACCGGCACCACCTCCACCACGGCGCCGACGACGACCGTCGATCGGACGGTGGAACAGAAGCGGGCGCGGCTGGAGGCCTTCAGCAACGCTGACATCGAGAGCAACTTCGGCGGCTTCAGCGACATCATCGCCGCCCGGTCGGCTGACCCAACCTTCAATCTTGCCCTGTGGTTCAAAACCTTCGGCATCAACGAAGTGCTGTCCGGCGCCCGGAGCATCCCCGGCTTCGCGACCGGCACACCGTCCGCCCCGCCTGGTCTGGCGTGGGTGGGCGAGGAAGGGCCGGAGCTGGTGCGGCTGGCCGGCGGGGAACGGATCTTCCCCCACGACGCCAGCATCGAGATGGCGCAGCGCTTCAACGCGGCGAACGACTGGCTGCCGGCTGGTGTCACCAGCCTTCGGCCGCGCCTTGCCGCGTCCGACGCGGGGGTGGGCGCCATGGTGTCGGAACTCCGCAAGTTCCGGGCGGAGGCGCGGCAGGACGCCCGCGCCATCGCCGACACCGTCATCGCCATGATGGAAAGGCAGATCACCGCCCTTCGCGAGGAGAACGCGGAGCTGCGCCGCCGCATCGACAAACAGTCTCAAGAAATCCGGCTCGGGCAGGCCGTGCCGCAGTATGCAACGAAAGGAAGATGACCCATGCCGATGTCGAATTACCTGCGCAACAAGGTGCTGGACCACGTCAATGGGAAGACGGCCTTCACCATGCCGACCACGGTCTATGTCGCGGCGCTGACTTCTGCATCGTCGGTGTCCGGTCCTGGCACGGAGGTGAGCGCGGCCGGCACCGGTTATGGCCGGCAGCCGATCACCGCCATCATGTCGGCCGGATCGTCGGGCACCACCTCCAACAGCGCCACCATTTCCTTCGGCCCGGCGACCGCCGCCTGGGGCACCCTCACCGACTTCGCCGTCTTCGACGCGGCGACGGCGGGCAACATGCTTTGGTTCGGCCCCCTCTCCGCCAGCAAGACCATCGCGTCGGCCGACTATTTCCAGTTCGCCGCCGGTCAGTTCCAGCTGTCGCTGAGCTGATCCGGCCATGCTGGGCTTTGGCCCCACCGCCGATACGCCGCTGGCGACAGCCGGGGGCGGCAACACCTATTCGGTGTCGGCGACTGGCTCGGCAACGTCATCGGCAGTGGCTGCGGCGGGCCTTGTCGCGTCCACCTCCGGAGGGACGGCAGGGGCCGGCACAGCATCAGCAGTCGCCGTGCGGGCCGCTGGCGGGGCCGGTGCCACCGCCAGCACCGGGGCCGCCGTCGGGGCCGGCCGGCTCTATGCCTCCACCAGCGCCACCGCCGCGGCCGCCACCGTCGGAGCTGCGGCGCCGCGCCTGATCGGCCAGCCTGCGGCAACGGCATCGGCGGCATCCGCCATCACCGCCGCTCCGGCTCTTGTGGCCGCGGCGGCCGGCGGCGCCAGCGGTGCCTTGTCCAGCTCGGCAACGGCCAGCCGTGTGCATCCTGCTGCTGGTGCAGCTGCATCGTCTGGTGTCGCGGCGGCAGCGTCGGGCTTGGTCGCCGCCGGCATGGGTGGTGCCAGCGGGGCCGGCACAGGTCTGGCACGGCCTGCGCTGCTGGCCCGCGGATCGGCTGCCGCCAGTGCCTCCGGGACAGCGGCCGGCGCCGCTGCAAAACGCGCGGCCGGAGTGGCGACCACTGCCGGAATTTCGTCCGTCTCGGCCGGCGCGACCGCCCTTCGCAGCGGTTTCGGGGCGGCGGCGGCGGTCTCCGCTGCATCTGCCACGCCGCGCCAAGTCCACTCGGCGTCGGCATCGGCCGGAGCGGCATCGGTCGCTTACGGCTTTGGCGAGCTGCCGATCGAGCGGCTGACCGCCGGCCGGTCTCGGCTGGTCTACACCATCGAAATGACCATGCGTCAGATCCCGAGGTAGCTCCATGCTTGGTCATTCCGTCAGCGAGGCGCCTCTGGCCACCACGGCCGAGGCGCCAGCGTCATCGGCTGTCCTGTCGCTCTATGCCGCGACGGAGGATTTCGAGACCGGCTTCGGCGAAAAGCCGGAGAACGTGATCATGCCGGGCACCTTGCTGTCCCCCCTGCGGGTGGAGCGGTCGCTGCTGTCCGGCCTGCTGGGCGGCACCGTCGCCGTCTCCTACGGCGAGGCCGAGCTGGTCAACGTCGATCGCACCTATGACGACCTGGTGCACGACTTCGACGTGGCCGGCCGGCCCGTCACCATCCGCGTTGGCGCGGCCGGCGGGCGCTTCAGCGACTTCGTGACGCTGTTCGATGGCACCGCCTCCGGCTGGTACGCGACCGACGAGCGCCTGATCGTCCAGCTGCGCGGTTGGGAGTTCCTGCTGGAGGTGGCTTTCGAGGACCGGACCTTCTCCGGCGCCGGTGGGCTGGACGGCACCAGCGACTTGGAGGGCAAGCGGCTGCCGGTGGCGCTGGGCTGGGCGAACAACGTCACGCCGGCCTTCGTCATCCCGGCCGAGCTGCTGTTCATGGTCCATGGAGGCCGGGTCAGCGACATCCCCGCCGTCTATGTGCGGGGGGCCGCCCTGACCAAGGGGCCGGATTATCCCACCGCTGCCGCCCTGCGCGCCGCGACCGTGCCAGCCAACAGCTTCATCACCTGTGCGGCTGAAGGCCTGTTCCGGGTGGAGTACCTGAACGACTCCGAAAAGGGCGCGGTCACCTGCGATGTGAAGGGCGCGGTGGTCGGTGGTGTCTTCCTTCAGACCACGGCGCAGATCATCGGGCATGTGCTGCTGGGCCGGGCAGAGGTGCCGGCGGAGCGTGTCGCCGATCTGTCGACCGCCCCGTGGCAGTTCCATCGGCCGGTCGGCTTCTATGCCGGCCCGGATGATTCCTCCACCTGTGCCGACATGGTGGCGCTGCTGCTGCGCGGCTGCGTCGGCTGGGGCGGCTTCAGCCGGCGCGGCGTGTTCTCTCTCGGCTCCTTCCGCCTGCCCAGCGGGCCGGTGGTGGCCGCCTACGATGAGGCGGACATCGTCACCGCCACCGCCCTGGAGCTGCCCAGCGAGGTGACGCCACCGCCGTGGCGCTGGAGGGTGGGCTATGACCGGAATTGGACGCCGCAGGCCTCCGACATCGCAGGCGTGGTGACGGAGGATCGCAAGAAGTGGCTGAAGGAAGAGCGGCGGCTCGCGGAATACACCAACGACACCACCAAGGCCTTCTATCAGAAGCCCAGCGACCCCGCGCCGATCGACGGCTACTTCCGCGATCGGGATGACGCCCGGCAGTTGGCGGAGGAGCTGGAGGCGATGTGGCAGACCCCGCGCGGCTTCTACCGCCTGACGCTCGGCACGCAGGCCTTTGCCCGCGACCTGGGCGAGGTGGTGACCATCGACTACCCCCGCTGGCGCCTGAAGGGCGGGGCCTTGGCTGTCATCGCCGCCCTGTCCGAAGACGCCGAAGACGCCCGATCCGAAATCACCGTGCTGGTGGCCTGACATGAACACCGTCTTCAAGATCGGCTACATCAACCACGCCGACACCGCCGTGCTTTCCGCAAACGCACAGGTCGGCACCAAGCCCGTGACCCTGTTGACCGATCCGCACCCGGCCCGCCGCTGGTCAGCCGGGCTGACGACGTCGGCCTGGATCAACATGGCCTGGACGGAGCCGCGGACCATCGACTGTGTCGCCCTGATGGGCAGCAGCCATTCCGCTGCCGGCCTGTGCCGGGTGACGGCATCGGACACCTCCGGCGCCACGGACCTGTACGACAGCGGCGATGTGCCGGCGCGGGTGGACCCACGCTTCGGCTATCTGATCCATATCCTGCCGGCGCCCGTCACCACTCGGTCCTTGCGCCTCTCCCTGTCGGACCCGACGGTGCCGGAGCTGCGGGGCGGCCGGCTGTTCGCTGGACCCCTATGGACGCCGGAGCGCTCGCCATCCTTCGGCTATGACTTCGGCCGGGCGCCGCTGAGCACGCAGACCATCGGCCGTGCCGGCCAGACTTTCGTCGATCGCCGCGGCAATCCGCGGGCAACCTCCTTCACCTTGGGCCTGGTGACGCTCGAAGAAGAGCGCACGCATCTGCGTGAGATACAGCGCCTGTGCGCCACCAGCGATGACATCCTGGTCATTTTCGACGCCAGCGATCCGAACCCCGGCGACGTGTCGATCTGGGGCATTGCCAAGGACCTTCAGCGTCCCCGGCGCGACCTTGCCCGCTACCACTCCAACACCTTCGCCATCACGGAGAGACTCTAATGCCCCTCGTCAAAGACAGGGTCAAACAGACCACCACGACCACGGGCACCGGCTCCGTGGCCCTGTCCGGCACGGTGTCCGGCTTCCAGACCTTCGCCCAAGCCTTCAGCTCCGGATCGGTGGTCTATTACTGCATCGCCGACGGCACGAATTGGGAAGTCGGCACCGGCACCTATACGGCCGGCTCCCCCGGCTCGCTGTCGCGCGACACCATCCTGGCGTCCAGCAACAGCGGCGCGGCTGTCTCTTGGGGTGTCGGCACCAAGGATGTCTTCGTGACGCTGCCGGCGGCAGCGGTGGGGCTGGTTTCGTTCCCGGCCGTGACGACGAAGACGGCGAGTGCCACCATCGCGCTGTCGGAAGTTGGAAAGCTGATCCCATGCTCTGGCGCGATCACGCTGACCCTGCCGACCGCTGCGGCGGCCGGCAATGGCACTCCCATCGTTCTGAAGAACGTCGGCACCATCGTTGTTGCGATCGGTGCGGCCGGTTCCGATACGGTCGATGGTGCGGTCGGTGCATTGCTGGCTGTGGGTCAATCGGTCATCCTCATCAGCGATGGCGTGTCACGCTGGCATTCGGTCGGAGCGCCGAGCGGTTTTTCCTTTGCCGGGGGTTGGTCTCCAACGGCCAAGAGCACGACGGCGGCTTTGACCAACAGCAATCTGACCGTCAGCTTTTCGACATCCAACCAGTGGCGGGGCATTCGCACGGCGAATTCTATCCCGTCCGGGAGATACTATTGGGAAATGCTGTGTGTCGGCGGGTCCGGCGGAGACATGTGTGTCGGCATTCTCGATACCAATTTTGGGAATTTCGAGACGCAGCCCAACAGCCCCGCCTTCTATCGCAGCAGCGGCGAGAAGCAAAAGGACGGCTCCGGCTTGGTCGGTTACGGCTCGTCTTGGACAGCCGGCGACCGGATCGGCATCGGGTTCGACACAGCGCCCGGAAGCATCTGGTTCCGGAAGAATGGCGTTTGGCAAGCCAGCGGCGATCCGGCAACCGGAGCAAACCCTGCCTTTACCGGCATCGGCGGCACGCTCTTCCCGGCCTGCGGCACCTTCAACAGCGCATCCTTCACCGCCTGCTTCCGTGCCGCCGATCTTGTTGGTTCTGTCCCGACCGGTTTCAGCGTCCTGCCGTAACGAGGTGACCCATGGAAATCTTCGAAACCGTCCCGCCGTTCAATGCGCGCACTCACCGGCAGGCCGCCACCTACGCCGACACACTGGAGCTGGACCATCAGCGCATCCGGCGCGTCTGGGGCGTGGAACCGATCCCGCTGGACGAGGTGAAGGACGCCCGAAAGGCTGCTGCGACCGACCTTCGATGGCAGAAGGAGACCGGCGGCATCGTCATCGGCGGCGTCCCGGTGGCGACTGATGACCGCTCCAAGACGCTGATCCTGGGCAAGCGGGCGCAGGCGCAGAGCAATCCGGCGGCATCCTTCCGGTGGAAGGCGGCCAGCGGCGAATGGGTGGACCTGACTGGCGCCCAAATCATCGCCATTGCCGACGCCGTCGCCGATCACGTCCAGGCCTGCTTCGACCGGGAAGGCGAGCTGCACGACCTGATCGACGCAGCGGGACCGGACGCTGCTGATGTGCTGGCCGTGGACATATCGGCGGGATGGCCGGGAGAGCACTAAAACGCTCAGCCCGGCCACTCCTTAGCTTCATTGCGCAGGGGGACGAGCAGGAACGTCAAAGACGCCTTCCGATCATGTATATCTCATCCTGGCGTCCAGAGGTCTGTACCGTCCTCCAGAATACCGGGTCGAAAAGGCTCCTTAGCTTGCTTGTCAGATACTTGCCGTCTACCTTCAAAGGATGGCCGATATCGAAGATGCGGGAGGCCGCTTCGGCGACTTCGTCGTGTTTGTAGAGTTTGTCGTGGAATACAAAAAACGTGCCCTGAGCCATCGTGCTGATTACTTCAAAAATTCTCTCGGCGTCGATGCAATGTTCAATGACGTTGATCATCACGACCAATGGGAAGCGGGAAAGTGACTGCACGTCTTCAATAGGGACGCCATAGCGGTTAGCAACCGGAATTTCCTTCCCGCTGGCAGTTACGAGCTTTCCTGTCTTATACCGACAATGTTCATGAGAGACGTAGTCGTTCACCAGGGGGTCAAGCAAATGACATTCTCCAATGGATAGAATGTCTCCCATAGTGGCCAAGTTAGTAAATGGGCCGCATCCTAGCTCAATAGCTGACTGAAAGTGATACTTCCGCAACTCACTATAGCCATCGAACATATGTGAGTGTGTCTCGTTGCGGTCAGTTTTGGCTTTCGTCCAAAGTGTCAGCCAACCATTTCTCTCGGCAGCGCTTGCTTGCTCCCATCGCTCTCTGGAAACTCTGATCACACCGCTGTCGTCTGAAAGAAAGTGCGCGTCATTGCGTGCCTTTACGAGTTCTTCGGCCTCCGGCCCGCTGACCGGCGACCAATTCTCATCCGCGTAGAAGTATCCCGATCTCATTTGGCTGTCCCCCAAGAAACGTAAGCGCTGGTTGTATACGCCGGTTTCCGATTGGCGGGGAGCGATATCGCTCTTCCGCGACAACACTCCAACCCCGACCGATCCGACGCCCGCGAGGCGCCTTTTTCATGCCTGGAGCTTGAACCATGGTGACGGCAACGACCGACAGCATCATCGACACCATCCTCCGCCGTGAGGGCTGGCCGCGCTACACCGACCGGCCGTCCGACCGCGGCGGCCCGACCAAAGGCGGCATCACCCTGGCGACGCTGGCGAGCTGGCGGAAGCGCCCCGTCACCGCAGCCGACGTCGCCGCCCTGGACGAAGCCGAGGTGCGGGCAATCTACCGCGCCCGCTACATCGAGGAGCCGGGCTTCGCCGGCATCGCCGACGACGCGCTGCGCTCCCTGGTCATCGACTCGGGCGTCAACCACGGCCCCGCCCGCGCCGGGACATGGCTGCAGGAGGCGGTCAACGACCTCGCGGGCCGGCCGGTGCTGAAGGTCGACGGCGCCGTCGGGCCCAAGACCCTGGCTGCGGTCAACGGCGCCGACGCGGACGGTCTGTGGCGATCGGTCTTCGCCCAGCGGATGCGGTTCTACGGCCAGATCATCACCGGGGACGCCCGGAAGCGCGGCCGGAAGGAAGACGACGCGCTGAACGCCGCAGGCTGGCTCAACCGGCTAGCCGAGTTCATGGACTCCTGAACGCGACAAAGTGATCGCGCATCCATACTTTTCAGACACTGAATACATCAGGAAATAACTATCCTTGAGAACGCCTCGCGAATATTGAGAGCGCAACTGCGGAACAACCTCGCTTATCACGCGCATACTGCAGTAGGCAGATGAACGTTATGAGAACTCCAAACCAACCCAAGCCGCCCGGCATCCCGCCCGGCGGCTTTTTGCTGCCCGAGGAGGGGCAAAACACATGGACCTGAACACTGCTCTCAAGGGCGGCCACTTGGCCGGCAAGCGCAAGCTGGTGATGAGCATCGTCGCCGTCGTCACCATCGTGGGCGCTTACCTCGTGGGGGATGCCTCGCTGATCGACGCGGCGCAACAGCTGGTGCCGGTACTGCTGGGGATGTGAGGCGCCGCGGTTGTGTTACGTGCAAATGTATGAAAGAAATGCAACCACCTGTTCGGGCCATGCACCTGGGCCAACCGGAGCACCGCGGGGTGTCAGCGCCACACCGGTTGGGTAACTGTCGCCCTCTGATACCGCCCGCGGACCGTGGGAATGGGGCCACCAGTGCTTTGAATGGGGATCGCTGTGGCGATGGAGCGATCCGGACGCCCCGCCGCGGCAGCTTCAGAATTAGTGAAGAGTAAGTGGGAAGTCGCCCAGCACCATAGCCATGAGCCGGCGCTCCACCCGGATCAGATATTCACGCGCCTTGAGATCTCCGCACTCTCTGCTGTGCCGGCGGACGGTATGCACAGCGCAAACAGCGGCAACGGCAACGGTCGGACGCAACATGGATGCCTCCATCGAAAGTATGAGACGAAACTAGGCCAGATAGCATAGATGAAGCGACTCCTTTTTGGGTTCTTGGTGGCGATGTCACAACCAAAAATGCATACTGGTTTATGCGGCACGCCTATTGTTGCAGCCCTGTAACGCAAGCGGTTGCAGTCAGAATAGGTCAGCACCTGAGCCAGCCTTCTCCACCCCACTTTCTCCCCGCATGCCAGCCCACTACTGCTTTCCGCGCTCGTGATGCCGGCCGCACCACCAGCGGACTTCAGTGGTGGAGAAGCCGAATCCGAAGCTCCCGAACAGACCGCAGACCTGATAGATGTGGTGCGTCAGGCCCGGGCCTGGGGCGTTGTTGTGGTCAAGCATCAGTCTCCTCTATCTCTCAGCGCCATTTCCGCCTGCAAGATGAAGTCCCGCTGCCGCGCGATCTCGGCCAGCAGCCACAGCGTATAATCGCGATGCTCGGGCTTCGGCGGTTCCGCCGGCTGCACATGACAGCCCCGCCGACCGCAAGCCGAACAGCGGGCTTTGCGGGCGAGGTCGACAAATGGTGTGGATGTGCCGACCTTGCCGATCAGCTTCTCGATGTGGACCCGCACCATGTGAGGGCAGGCGAGGCACCAGAACTCGACGTAGAGGCAGCCGGACTGCCGCCAGTCCTCCATGCTCCGCTGGCGGTAGCCGAAGGCGACGGTCGGCCCATCTGTCACAGCTGGATGGCTCCGAGGTCCACCTCGCTGCCGGGTCCAGGCCGGGCAGATTCGAAAGCGTCGCGCTCCTCGTCCTCAGGCTCCCGCACAACCAGTGCATCCCGTTCCGGTGCGTGCGGACTGCCGAGCAGCAGCATAGCAGCTATCGTCCGCGCTTGGCCGGCATCCCACGCCGAGGCGACGACTCGGCGTCGCGCGTTCTCCACCACGAAGAGGCTACGGGCGAAGGTCATGGCACCTCCGACAGTTTGGTCATCCTGCCGTGGTCGGGCGCTCCCGGCCCGAAGGTGATCTGGTAGCCGGAGCGGCGCAACTGGGCCACCCAGTCGCGGGCGATGATCTCGCGCATGGTCGCGTCGGCCCGGCGGATGGTGAGGTTGCCGCTGTGCTTCGCCAGCACCACGGAGGCGGCAAGGATCAGATGGTCGTCCGGTACCGGCTGGCCCTCCTTCGACCAGATGGAGGGTGGCTTCGCTTGAGGTTCGTCGCGCACTTCGTTCTCCATGCGTTCGCATGGGACAGAATGCCCGGCGGAGGAATGCTGTCAAGGTGCCGTGAACATCATGAGAACGTTACGGTCGGTGAACTGTGCCGACTCACGTGCCTTCGCGAACCGCTTCCGTTCTCGCGCATTGCGCGCGCTGCGTCTGCTGAAAGCCTTGGAAACTCAGCGTTTCCGCGCTATTTGAAAGGGAGCGGCGGCGGCCGGTTTGGGTTTGCTAAACCGTCATAGGGTTTAAAGCCCTATCGTGGGTTCGAATCCCATCCCCTCCGCCATCAGTTTTCGCTAGAGCATTGATTTTGCAGTAAAATCCGCTCTAGCCTCTAACTCTCCCCCACAGAATACCCCACACTTTCGCGCGGATTGGGACGGCTGTTTGTGGACGGTCGCGGACACCTACTTGTCCCACTCGTCCTCCGGTGGTATATATGAGGCATGGGCGCTTACGGAGACAGTGGTCTCCGTGCTCCAGGCGTCAGCATGTTGCACAGTGTCACCTATAACGTTCCTCGGCGGGATCTTCATTCTTGCGATGGTAATGCTGGTCATCAGCGACCGGAAAGGAGAGGTCACCATGGGAACTAACGGTCATCTGTCAAACTTTGTTGTCGGTTACATCGCCAGCATCGCCGCAACTCTGACCCTGTCGCCGTAAGCGCCTATCAAACCTATCGGCTGAATGGCCGTTTACACATACAGAACGCCCTCCCGCCGGCTGTCGCTCTCGTAGACGCTGGGGCCGGTTTCGCCGGCAAGGATGCGCCCCACGGCCATGGCCGCACCTACGGCGCCGTCGATCCGGCCGGTGCTGCGATCCTTGCTGAACTTCTCGTTCTCCGCGTCATCCCGCACGGCGCGGATGTTGGCGAAGCACATGCGCATGATCGGGTTGCCGCCGTGGCGGAGCTGCCCGCCCAGGATCGCGCGCTTCAGCTCCTTCACCGGGGCGGCCATGCTGGCGAAACCCTGCCCGAACTCGGCAACCTTCAACCGCTCCCGTTGCAGCGCCGCGGTGACGGCGGTGCTGTTCCATCGGTCGATGGCGACTTCCTGAAGGTCGTACCGCTTCGCCAGCGCCACCACATGGGCGATCACCGCGGCGTGGTCGACGCGGTTCCCCTCCGTCACGGTCAGCAGCCCGTCCCGCTCCCAACGCACATAATCGGCCCGGTCTTTCTCCGCCTTCTGCGCCAGCGTCGCCGCCGGCAGGAAGAACATGGGCAAGACGTCATAGGTGCGGTTGTCATCGCTCCCATCCGGGAACACCGCGACCACGGCGGTCAGATCCTCCACACTCGACAGGTCGACGCCAACCCAGCACGCCCGGCTTTCCAGGTCGGCCGGCGGCGTCATCGGTTCGGCCCGGTCGTAGAGCGTCAGGTCCACCCACGGGTTGGCCGCTCCGTCCTGCCAGATGTTCAGGTGGAAGCGCTTGAAGTCGGCAAGGTCGGCCGGGAAATGCTCGATGCGCCGCGCCTTGATGCGCAGCTCGTCCATCGACAGGAAGCCGGCAGCTAGCGCCGGGTTCGCCGCGTGCCATTCTCGCTCGTCCTGCCAATCGGCCTCGGGATCGGCGGCGAAGATGATGGGTGCGAAGGTTGGATCCTCCACCTCCCCCCGAGCAACGGCAAGGCTGTATCCCCAAAGGTCGAAGGCCAAGCCGCCCTGTCCTTCGCCGGCCGTCGAAATGACGACGGTCAGCGGCTCGTCCCGCTTGACCATCGAGTCGCGCACGACGTTGAACAGCTTGCGCCCTTCAGCCGTCGGCCACGCATGGATTTCGTCCGCCAGGAAGAAGGAGGCGTTCATGCCGTGCTTACTGTAGGCCTCGGACGAAATGGCCTTCAGCACGCCCCGCGTCCGCCGGTGGTTCAGCAGCTTACGCGACTCCACCGGGGCCACGCGCTGCAACAGGATACGATCCTGTTTGATCATCTCCATCGAGTGCTTGAAGGCGATGCCCGCGTTCTCCCGGTCGGCGGCGGCCTGGATCACCTGTCCGCCGGCCTCGGCTTCCGGCCCCATGAAGTGCGCCAGCGCCAGCGCAGAGGCGAGCGTCGTCTTGGCGTTGCCGCGCGGGATCCAGATGCAGGCCAGACGCACCAGCCGCCGGCCGTCGCGCGTGCTGGGGCCATAAATGCGGCGGATGATCGCCTCTTGAAACGGGTTCAGCACGAACCGGCTCCCGGCGTGCTTGCCCTCCCATAGGCGCAGCATGCGGACGAACCGGCAGATGCGATCCGCCCGGCCGGACGGGTCCGGGTAGAGCGCCGGATCAGGACAGAAGGTCGGAGTCCCAACCACCGTTGTCATCCTCGTTTTCGCCCCCCTTCACGCCCCGCCGATGGGGCGTCAAGCCCAGTTCGGCAGCCAGCAAACGGCCCTCGCGCATGGCGGCTTGCTGCATCCTGAAGGCGGGGTGGGGTTTCGGGCCGGTATCGCTCTTGATGATGCGGCCTTCCGTCGCCATGAGTTCCTCGCACTCGCGAACCTGCCCGACGGCGACGCAATAACTCTCAAGCGTTGCAAGGACATCGTCAGCCAAAAGCTTCCGACCGTGCAGCTCCTTCGCCGCGCGCTTCCATTCCTTTTTCGCGTGCTGGGGGAGCCAGGACGGCGGCGGCGGACACCGCTTCGCCGGCCGTTCGGCCTCCACCGGGGCGGACTTCCGGCCCTTCATAGGAGAAAATCCCATTTTCCCGGAGAGTGCGCGCAAGACCCCCCACCGGTCCCGGCCCCCTCGGACGGAAATTCCGAACCCCCTATCCCCCCAGGCGCGGGGGCGGGTGTGCCGCCCGAACCCGGCCGCCAAGCGCCCCGATCCGGCCCCATGCTCTTGGCGTTGTGGCAACGCTCGCACATGGGTTGCCAGTTGGAGCGGTCCCAGAACAGGCGCTGGTCTCCCTTGTGGGGCGTCCGATGATCCACCCTGGTAGCTGGGGCGCCACAGGCGCACAGGCGGTTCTGCGGGCGCCCCAGGAACGCCTTGGCCGCCTTCTCCCACGCCTTGGTGTAGCCGCGTTGCCGGGCGGTTCCCCGCCGGGCGTCGTAATCCTTGGCGCATAGGGGGCAGCGGCGGCCCGTGTAGGACGGGTGTCCGGGGTGGTGGCAGTGCTTGGGCGGGGCGCTGGGCATGGCGTCACCCTCCCATCGGGATCTGACGGTAGGGCTGCAACAGCCCCTCCACCTCGGGCGGGAGGGTGGCGCCCCCGGCGTGAGCGCCAACCCAATATTCGGTGCGTCCCGCACCGTCGGTTTCTTCGGCCTTCACCAGCGGGTCGCGGTCCCGATCATACCACCAGTTCCGCACCAGCATGATGGCCGCGCGCTCCAGGTCCTCGGGCAGGGTGCGGCCGGGATCGCCGGGCAGGACATAGCCGGCGGTGTAGGTCGCCACGATCCGCCCGGCCCGCCACAAGCGGCGGGTGTCCGGGTCGGTCAGCCGGTAGGCCAAGCCGGCGGCGCCGTCCACCTCGAAGGCATCCGGCGGCAACTGCGCCCCGCCCTCCAAGAGCGACCCAACCGACAGCACAGGCCAGCGGGACAGGCTGACCGACTCCGCCGGGCCGGTCAGCCAAACCGACTCCCGCACGGTCTCAGCCGCGAAGGAGCGGCGGCACCAATGCTCAATCGCGGCCGATGCCCGGTCAATCGACAGGGCGAACCAACCATCATCGCCCGTACCGCTTTCGCGCAGCTCGGCCTTGATCGTGTCCAGGGTGGTGAAAGCGTGCGACGCGGCGGGTGTGATGACGGTCAGCATGGGGAACCTCACACGGGCGGGTTGGTAATGGGAAAGCGGCCGGGCTGAGGGCAGCGCTTGGGCGGGGTGACAGGCATTTCCAACTCTTCGTCCCAGTGTGCTATACGCCGATGCCAAATTGCTTGGAGTGTTCACAATGCTCATGGGAACTGTGTTTGACATTGGCATCGGCATCACCTCTGGGGTGGCAGCCTTTTTCTGGTTTCGATCCGCCGCAGGTAAATTGCCGGCTATGGTCGCTTACTACGATGCTGCGCCTCCAACCGATCCGTTCTTTCAAGCAATGCAACGGAGCGCCAGAATGAACCGTTGGGGGGCCGCCTTCAGCGGATTGGCGGCGGCCTTGTCCGTGCTCAAACTGGCGTTCTCATAGCTTTACGCTTTTCACACGGGCGGGTTGGCGGTGGGCATGCTGTGCGGGTGCCCCAGCACGGCGACGGCGCCGATGTCCGCGGCGGCGGCGTTGCCGGCCGGGGTGACGGTCAGCCGGACATACCGCTTGAACCCGGCATAGCCCACCTTCCGCGTCTTGCCGTCATCGGCCGCGGTGAAGCCGGCAAGGGCCTCGTTGCCCAGAAGCTGGGTATTGGGCACCGCGGCGGCGTCGGACAGGTCCGGAGCGTCGCCGTCCTCCACCAGCACGGCGAAGGTCGCGTCGGCATCGGCCAGGGTGCCGGCCATGATGACGAAGGTCAGCGACGCGAAGCCCATCGTGTCGATGACGGAACCCACCAGTGGCGTGTTGTCGGCGACGCGGGTGCAGGCGATGGCCGGGAGCGGATGGACGTGGTTGAACAGGTCGCGCATGGTCGTGGCCTCCTTACGCCGCGATCTTCAGCTTGCGGAGCGCTTCCGCCTTGCCCACCCCGCCGGCAACGCGGCGCCGGCCGTGGAAGCGGGTCATGCCCTTGATGGCGATGGTGAACGGGTCGCGCAGGATGGACAGGGGCACGCGGTCGAAGATGCGGTAGCCGGCGTTGAAGTCGCCGAACGCCACCGGGAAGGCGCCTCCCGCGACGGCGGGCATGTCGGGCGCCTCCACCACCGGCCGCCCCAGGATCGTAGGCGGGGTGTCCGCCTTCAGCCCGTCGGACCACAGGTAGTTGCCCTGTCCGTCCTTCAGCTTGCGCACGGTCGCCGTGGTCGCGCTGTTCATCATCCAGACGGCGCCGGCCCGGTAAGGGGTGGGCAGGGCATAGTAGAGGTCGATCAGCCCGTCCGCGGTGATCTGGGAGGCATGACCGCTCTTGGTGAAGCCCACCCCGGTATCGTTCATGAAGCCCATCGGCTTCTTGACGCCGTTGCCCGCCACGAAGGCGGCACCCTCCTTCGAGCCGAACTCTTCGCCGAACTCGAAGGCCAGAAGCGCGCCGATGTCGAAGGCGGAGTCCTCCAACAGGCTGTTGGGCACGTCGACATAGGCGGTCAGCTCGGCAACCTCGTAGGTCGCGGCGCCGAAGGTGACGGTCGTTTCCTGCCGCTCCTCGGTGTCGCCGGTCCACTGCGCCGTCATGCCACCGATGCGCTTGGGCATGGTGGCGGAACCGGTGCCGACGTTGCGGACGTTGGCGACGGCGCGGACGGGGGAGAACAGGACGACGTTGCGCTGCAGCTCGGGAATGAACTCGCCGGGAGCCAGAACGCCGCCCGTGGTGTCGTCCGACGTTGCCAGGGAACGCACCTCGTCCGCCGTCATGCCTTCCCGGCCGTTGCGGATGAAGGACAGGAAGGCGCGGGTTTCCGAGGCCGGCCCCTGCTGCTGACGCTGTTCCTGCTGCGAACCGGGACGGCGAAGCACGCGCTCCACCGCTTCCAGGCGAGTGCGCATCTCCGTCACGCTGGCCTCGGTGCCGTCGAGGCGCTGGGTCGCGGCGCCGGTGAACTCGTCCAGGGCGGCGCGGATGTCCGCGGGGTTGTCCTGTTGCTGCTGTTCTTCGCGAATTTCCCAGGTGCGGGGCTGGGGGTGGAAACCGTTACGCATGCTTGCCTCCGATGATCGCCGCGGCGCGGCGGATGTGGTTGACCAGCCCAGCCGGGCCGGCGGTCGCGGAACGAACGTCCGTCACCCGCGCGCCCGGATTGGACGGCCGGCGGACGGGAGAGATTTCGATCAGGTCGGCTTGGCGGATGGCGACAGTCCCATCCGCAAGGGTGTCGGTCAGCCGGCGGCGGAACCCGACCGACAGCCCGCCCAACTCCCCCGCCTTCATCATCGCGTGAGCCTTGCGCCCGCTCGGGCTGGTCAGATCCAGCCGGCCGCGGACGAACAGTCCGGACGGCGCCTCGCGGATATCCAGCCACGCGCCGATAACGACGGAAGGGGAATGCTGCAACAGCATCATGGGCATGGTGCCGGCGGCCCGGTGCTCGGTCAGGGACGCAGCGAAGGCGCCCGGCATGAACACGGTGTTGTAGCTGTCGACCGTGCCATAGGCGTTCGCGGCGCCGCTGAAGGTGCCGGCGTCTTCCGCCGCGAACCGGATCTCGATGTCATGGTGCAGGATCGTCATGGGGCGTTCCCTTCGGTCGCGGCTGGATCGAGCGGGTTGACCGGAGCGGCGTTGACGGGCCGGGTGAAGACCTTTCCCGAGCCATCCGGGGCCGGCGGCATGTTCTCTTTCGCCCGCGCTTCATCGGGGCACAGGACGCCGTGCGAAATGGCCGTGGCGTATGCCGTCATCCGGGCTGCAAGATCGGCGCGTGCGAGGTCGTCAAGCATGAACTCGAAGTAGAGGGTTTCCCGTTCATCTTCGGTCAGAAGGGAAACCGCCAGCGCGTCACACCAGATCTTCAAAATAGGCAGTAGGCAGAACGTCAAAAACTGCTGCCCCATTGCTTCGGCGTTGTTGTGGGTCGCGCGGTCCAGTTCATTCAGCATGTGGAGCGGGATGCGCCAGAAGCGGGACACTTCCGCAATCTGTGGCGCCGCATCTCCAGAGTCTGGGCGTCGACGCTGGAAAGCTGAAGCGGCTCGAAGGTCATGCCTTCTTCCAGGATCATCGTCCGGCCGGTATTGGCGTTGCCGGTGTACCAGTTGGAGAAACCGGCCTTCAGCCGCCCCAGCACGGTATCGCTCAAGCTCTTGGGGTGCTTCAGGATCCCCGACGGCTTGGCGCCCCGACCGAACAGGCCAGCGCAGTGGGTCTCCAGCGTCATGGCAAGGCCGATGGCCTCCCGCGCCAGATTGACCGGGGAGGCGCCCTTGTAGGTGTCCAGCCCGACGCCGCGGACGTGGAAGATATCCCGGCGGCCATAGTCGCGGGTTTGCCCGTCCTCGGTGGTGACGGTGTAGATCGGTTCCAGGGTCAGCGGGTTTTGCTTTACCGCGACCCGCCGGGAGTCCAGCGGGATCATCTCCGCCGGCCGGCCCTCATTGTCCCGGACGATGAACCCGTACCCGTTGCCGGCGGCGGCGAAGTGGGTGCCGACGATCAACCGGAACTCAGCGGCCGGCGTCCATGGGTTCGCCATCTTCGCGACGATCCGATAGGCGGGATGGTCGGTCGCCCGCTCCCGGTCATCCGTGCCCGTCTTCCGGTAAAGGTGGACCGGCAGTTGCGCCAGCGTCTCCCCGATGATCCGAATGCAGGCGTGCGAGGCAGAGCACTTCAGCGCCGTTTCCAGCCCGACATTCACCCCCGCGACGGTCGGGCCAGCGGCTCCCAGCACTTCCGCGACGTACGGGTTATCGAGCGAGAAGGCTTCCCCACGGGTTTCGGGGGCAGGGGTGGAGTTGCCGAACAGGGAAGCGATGAACTGGCGCATGGTGTGCCCAAGTCAATGGAGCGGCGTTTCCTCCACATTCTTGGTCGGTTACTGAAATGAAAAGGGGTATTCAATTTCAGTAGAGCGCATCCCGTTCAGCGGTATTCAGGATCTCGAAGATGCGGCGCCGGCTGGTGGGGAACCGGAGATCCGTCTTCATGATTTCCCACAACAGGGCGGCGGTGGGATCGGTCGGCGGGGTATCCTGGTCCCGGTGCTGGCGCCATGCGGCGGCGGCGTAGCGCTGCTGAACGATCAGGATCCGTTCGGCGGCATCCCAGGCGGACAGCTCGGGCCAGCGCTCGCGCCACAGCCGAAGGATCAGGGCGTCGCGATGCTGGCGCCGCTCCACCCGCCACCATGGCGGTTCACCGGGGGAGCGGTCCAGGCGAAGCGCCCGCTCCATGCCCTGTTCCGGATCGGACAGGTAGGCTCCCAGGCGAGCGGACAGCCACGCCCGATCATCGGGGGTGTCCTTGCCGGCGGCAACGCGGCGGATGCGGTCAACGGCTTCCACGGTGGGCCTATCGGGGCTGTGTGCCGGGCATGCGCTTGATGCGCTGGTCAGGGTCGGGAAGGCCGATGGAGGCGCACAATTCCCGCACGCGCGCCTTCTCCGCTTCGGTTGCCGGGGGCACGGCGTCGTCTTGCCGCTGGCGGGCCAGCATGGCGCGGGCGCCGTTGTTGCCCTTGGCGAGCACGCTCAGCCGCTCCCATTGCGCCCGCAGATGCGACCGTTCGGCATCCAGAGCGGCGGCCAACTCCGGCCAACTCGGCCACCACATCGGCCGGTCAGCGGTGGAGAGCCGCTTCATGACCCGATCCAGCGCTCCGAGGTCGTTGATGATCGCCGCGGGATACTCGGCCCGCAGGATCGAAGAAACCGCACCCATCAGCTTGCTTTCGGGCGGCAGCTCCTTGCCGGCGCAGAGGTTCGCCAGATGCGCCACGAAGGCTTCCGCCTCCCCTTGGGTCGCCGGCCTGGAACGGACCTTCAGCACGCCCAACGCATGCACCGCCTCGCGCTTCATCGCGTCGGTGATGACGGCCGGCGGCTGCCAGGGAAGCGGCCGGTTCTCGGTCCCATGCTCGGTGAACACGACGGTTTCAGGCGTCTTCAGCGCAGCCTGCAAGGTCGCGGTCAAGTATTCGCTGGAAGCGGTTTGCTGGGGCCGAAGGCCGTACGGATTGAATTCCACGACGTTGCTCATGCGGCGTTCCTTCAGGCATCGGGCGGTTGCGGGTGGCGAGTGCGTCGGCGATCCGTTCGTCGAAGAAGGCCAGCGCGGCCGGTGGCGCCTGGGATCGCTCGGCCATCGTCCGGCAGGTGCCGGCGAACACTCCGTCGCAGAGGTCGACATCGGCACCGGCTGCAAGCCAGCGCTGGGCAAACACCAAGTCCTTAGCGTGGGGGTGAGGCCGGCGGTGTGCTTCGCCATAGGCCGCTGTCCGGGCGGCGTCGAAGGCGCGGATGATCGCCTTGGCCGCGGACGTTGCGCCCGCCCGCGTTTCCACCACACCGACTCTTGGTGGATCTAATAACGGGTCGGCGGAACGTGGTTCCCCCTGCTTTGGAGCCACGTTCCGGGCGGAAGCTCCTTCCGGGCGGAACGTGCTTCCCCCTGGTAAGGGGCACCCGGAACCTCCTTCCCCCTGGTCAGAGATATCACCCGGAACCTCGTTCCGCCCGGAACGTGCTTCCGCCCGGAAGGACGTTCCCCCTGCCGTTTCGGCTGGGTCAGCGGCTTCTGCCAGCGCCGCAAGCGCATCGAGGTTGAACCGGTATTCCCGCGGCAGATGCTGTCCCGGCCGCTCTGCGGCTACCAGGATCAGGACATCGATGGCTTCCAGGGCGCGCATGGCGTCACGAACGGCACGATCCGAAATCGCGCAATCGCGAGCGACGCGGGCGTTGCTGGGAAACACCCGGCAGCCCTCATCGTCGGCGAAATCGGCCAAGCGGGCGGCAACCAGCTTCACGGTGCCGCTGGGCAGCTTCGCGCGCCAGACCATGCCCATGACGCGCAAGCTCATTGGCCGCTCTCCGCCGGCTGAAACACGCGGCCATGGCCTGTCTGCCAGCGGGTGCAGGTGCCTTCCGGGTTCATTCCGTCCGTCTCGTTCTGTGTCGCTCGTATCCGCCACAAATAGCGGATGACTGCCGGGCGGGTGGGGCGGCGTTACGCCCCGGCGCCGCCGGCCAGCGCAGCCAGGAAATCGGCCGGCGTGGTGGTGATGATCCGGCGGCGACCAACAGTGACGGACTGAACCGTGCCATCGGCGATCATCTCGTAGAGCTTGGAACGCCCCAGGCCGGCGGCATGGCACCATTCGTTGACGGTGTAGCCCACCTTGTGGACGCGCTGGGAGACGGTGGGGCTGGGGGCGGGCGGCTCGGCTTGATCCAGGCAAACCGGGGGCGTTTGCAGCCGGGGGGTGCGCCCCGGCCGCTCATTCAGTGCATTCATGGGGATTTACCTTGTGAAGAGGGGCGGGGGCATGAAAGCCCCCGGCTGTATTTAGACGTTAGTGTCTTCGTCAGAGGTCATAGCTTCAGCGATAGCCCGCAGTGCATCACCGCTAAGAATGCGCACAGTACGGATCGGCGGCACCTCCTTCTCATCGGCATCAGGAAGTGCGAACAGATGACACAAAGTGTGGCTCTGTTCGTTCAGGGTGAATTTTTCCCAAATCGTGAATGTACCGACATCGCAGTCAACTTCAATGCGGTCAACGTCACGGGCCTTCTTGGGAAGCGCGAGCAATACAGTCAGCGTGTCCCCGAGGGTCCGCTGGCCGGTCAGGGGGCAGCTTTCCTTGTAATGATCGTGACGAGAGTTTGCATCAGGAAGAACATATGATGCGCCAATCTTGAATACCGACGCGAGTCTTCCAGCATTGCGCTTGGTTGAGCTTCCCAGAAGTGCAATCAAAAACAAGGAAACATTCTCAGGAGTAGCTGGAGTGCCGCCACCGGGGCCGGAGCGGGCTCCAGAAAATTGTCCATCGTCCCTGATGGCTCGCTCCCAATCGTACAGTTCGTGCGGGGTCATTTTGAGAGCGGCAGCCATCCCACGCGCGTAAAGAGATCTCAGGTTCATTCTCCAGCACTCACATGTTGGTGATGTCGCAACATCAATTGCAGCGCGCTCATGATGTTGTGACTGTCCCAACAT